TTAGTCTAGTAAAGTAGGTTCTTCAGTGCTAATGCTCTCTCCTGTTATTGAATCGCCAATGTTTTTTAACACCGCTTCTTGGAGATTCGGAAGGACATGTGAATAGGTATCCAGAGTTACATTGATAGACGAATGTCCAAGTCGTTCTTGAACAATCTTTGGATGGATACCAGCTTTGAGAAGTAGTGTTGCATGAGTGTGTCGCAAATCGTGGAAACGAATCCGAGGGAAATCGGGATGTTCCTTTACAATTCTGTCCAAAATACGATAGTAATGCCTCATTAGATTGCGGGGTCCAAGAGGCGTTCCCACACTCGTTTGAATTACTAAACCTGAATCATTATATAGCTTATTTCTGGATTGCTCATGCTCTTGCTTTCTAAAGTGACTTTCCAAAAATTTAGCGGTATTAGCAAACAATGCGATGGAGCGAACGCTGCTATCATTTTTAGTATCATCAAGATCATGTCCTATTTCAGAAATGGTATATGCTTGTCGAACCGAAGCTGTTTTCCTCTGTAAATCTACCTCTGATCGGGGTAGTGCAAGTATCTCACTTTGACGCATGCCAGTAGAGGCAGCGAGCTCGAAGGCCATAAAGTATTGATCTTCAGATGCAGCATCTAGGAAGATTTTTAATTGATGTTCATTCCAGACCTCGAATTTTTTCTTTTTTCCCTGAGGCAGGGCAACAGAAGAAGCCACATTTTGAGTTATAATCCCCCAAGTCACTGCTCGATTCAATGCATCTAAAATTAAAACATGGGCTTTCTTTATTGACCCAACAGACAATTTGGGTAACAGAGTTCTATGGTATAGATCATGAAAATGTTGTGGTTTTAATTTTGTCATTTGTATTTTTCCTAGATTAGGGACAATATGAGTGTTAACGAGCCATTCATATGATTTCCATGTACCATGCTTTACTGATGTCTTCTTATCGCGCAACCAAGTCTCCATAATCTCGCCGAATGTTTTCTTTGTGGGCTCTACAAAGGTTCCCTTTTGAAAATCGGTTAGAATCCCAGGCAGTGCCTTCTCAGCATCTTTTTTTCGATCATACCCTGATAACCACTTCTGTTTCCTCTTGTTGGTCACTTCGTCTTTATCCAAGTCGATCACTATATAATACTTCTTGCCTTTTTTAGCTATATGTCCTCTCATGATGAACCTCCTAACTGAAATAGGGAATGTATGTTCTGTTTTTATTTTAAAAGAAAAGCCCAGAAGGGCTATAGAGTTATATGAGTGGTTAAACGTTATTGTATCTAAAATCCAAGCATTTGGAAATTTATTCTGTTATTCTTTCTCTTTTAAGTCATCAGGCAACCCTGTTTTTCCAAATAGCATAGTTACATACATCTTATACTGTCTTGAAAAATCTTTGGCATACATCAGTTGCTGGTTCACTGTATCTATGTGTGTTTCTTCCGATTCTTTAACGTACTTTGAGAGATATCCATAGGCTAAAGATCGGGAAGTGTAGTATCCATTTAAACTTTTCAAGATATTTTCCAAGTTGTCCTTTAGATCACTATGTAACCCGTCAGGAATTTTTATCGAATTAATTTTTGTTTTGGTTTCTTTATATTTATCGTTGACTTGTTGAATTTCTTTATAAATGGCAGAATCATCGATTTCATCAGCCTTTATCATGTCAAAAACCTCAACGCCACGCCGCTCATAAGGGTCCATTTCTTTTTGATATTTATAAATGACGCTTTCAATTTGAAGGGCAGTTTTTTTATCTGTATCACTGTATGAAGGCGTACTCTCACTATCTTCAATGCCTACTTTAGAAGATACATCATCTTGTGATTGAGATAAGTCCCCCTTAGATACTGGTTTAGACTCATCGCTAGGTGTAACTATGAAGAGTATTACTAAACTCAAAAGAGAGATTAAAAAACTCCACCTAGCTTTTTTAGTACGTCTGATTAGAGAAATTATTCCCCAAAGGAGAAAAAGAACAAAGGAAGCTGAACTGACTGCAATTAATAATGAATAGAACATCTTTCTTTACATCCTTTTATGACCCCATCGGCTGGGAATTTGCTCATTTTATCTTGTTAAATTTATTATCGAATTATGAATTTAATTTTGTAATACTTTGTAGGTTTTTACATGCTGTTCTATCATGAAGTAAAAACAACAGGAGTAGCCAGCATGATAGTAACGTGTGTGAAAATTCATGATCGTGACGGGAGTGACTCGGATTTTGTCGAAATTTCGCTATACGATGTGAATTATATTGATCTGTGGCAGCCAACTAGGAGTAAGGAGTACTGTCCTGCCTATCATACCTCAACGGGCTCTTACATAGGTTTGAGGACACTGAAGGACATTTCGAAGGCATATGCTAAGTACGGTTTTAAATCATATGATCGCTCAACCGTCGTAAACGAGAATCTAATTAAACGAACTGAAACGGACAATCATGGCAGTAAAGTATTCTTCGATGATGGTAGTTTTGTCCTTATCCGCACAAAACTGTAGGTATGTCAATCCCCCTTATACATGGTTTAAGCCCCTATGAAATTGGCTTGATCGCACTAAAATTCGACAGACTCCGACCAATTGAGCATGCTACAGTTAGTTTTGTAATGCAATGTACAACATAATCTCCATCAATTCGACAATATATGTTTCGTTTCACGTTCCTGTAAGAGAAGCGTACAAATGTAGATATATATGAACCTGCACGGTGAGATCGGCATAAATAGTTCGCTATATCGCGAACTATTGCCCGGTCGAGAGTGACACAGGGTCACTCAGAGCTGCTGAATTCGATGCGCTCATAAAGATCGTCAATTTGACAGCCAATAGCTTCAGCAATGTTCATAGCGGTTGTTAGGGACATTAGTCTCTTATTGTTGGCGTACTCAGAAATCTGTGACTTAGCTATTCCGGTAATCTCGCTCAACCATTGCTGATCTTTTCGTATTTCGCGCAATCTTTGCTTCAGCAGGCAACGACCAGGTTTTATGGCCATGATCATGCCTCGCAGAGTTATTTTTGGTTATGAGGTTGTCATTATCTAATCGATTAGTTAGTTGAAGAATAAAAAAATTAGACACTGGAAGTGACATCTATGAGTGAAATTAACAAACAGAATAAAGAATACTTGGAGTTTGAAAAAGAGTTACTTTCTATTCTCTCTACGTGCGAGAGCGACCATCTCAATGACCTTAAGGAATATTTCCTTGAATTTTGGATCAGTAGGGGATAAGCCCCATTTGTTCGCAGATTCTAATATCAACGTAATAGTTTCCTCAAATTCTTTATTATGCATTTTGAGGTCGTTTGATGCGCTGTTTGAATGGTACATATTAGTTCGCCCTATTAAAAAATCAGAAGTAGTCTCAAGCGCGTCGGCTAAAGATTTCAGCGATTCTGGATCGGGTTTTCGAGTATCAGTTTCATAACGAGATAACTGAACGATTGTAAGTCCGGTTTTTTTTGCAAGTTCTTTTTGAGTAATGGCCCGCTTTTCCCTTAAATACTTAATACGATCACCAAGGGTCTGCATAATTGCTCCTTATTATTATATTTGTTTATATAACTTTATCATTACCAATTTGGTAAAGAAAATATAATTGCCATATTGGTAAATAAGTTACCATTATCTTATTGACATTACCGAAATGGTAATATAATATATGTATACAGGTTACCGATACGGTAATGAAAGGGGTGATGAAGTGAAGCGAGTTAATCTTAGCAGGATTAAACTACTCCGTAAGAATGCAGGCTTATCACTTGATGACATGGCTAGATTTCTAGGGTATATAAGCGCGAATGGTTATTACTATCTTGAATCAGGTAGAGGCAAGTTTTCTGCAGAGGCACTCGCAAGAGTTGCAGATATATTCGAAGTTCCAATTGAATCGCTTTTTTTTATAGAGAAAGTTACCGAAATGGTAACGCGTGAAAATTCAACAAGAAAAGAGGTGGGGTAGGTGGAGATACGCATTACTGAATTGGAGGCTCGTGTGGCGAAATTGGAAGCCGCCGCGGGAACGGCGGCTCTCATTCAACAAGAACTGAATACATTGGAATTACGAAGAAATCGCATTGAAAAATTGATTACTGATCAGGGAGAACGCCAGCGGCTTTTAGTTGCTTTAGAAGTTCGTTGTTGTTCTCTTCGATCATTACAGCAACAGCTTTGATAATTGCTTCTTCTCGGGCCACAGTTATTGCGGGTTGAAGATATTTGAGATTATTCATTATTTCCTTATCTTCAAACACTTCCAAAACAAATTCTCCAGAAGCAGCAGCTTGTTCACCAGTTCCCAATAAAAAAAGACTTTCGACATCAAGACCTAACTTTTCCAACTATTTATTCACCTCCACCTAATGAAGTAATAACAATCCCATTTTAGCAGAAGTTTGGAGGAGAGACAGTACAAAAGGAGTTGAGATAATTGAATCAAGTTACTGGTGAGATCATCACGGTTCCTGAAATGGCAAGACGGATGAAGATACGAAAACAGGCGGCGTATGACATGGTTGAGGAGCCAGGCTTTCCTATATATAACATTGGCGGTGCTCGCGGCAAACGCGTGCTTTGGCCAGAACCGTTGGAATGGCTAAGAGAGAAGAAATCAGGAGCCATATGAATAGAAGAAACCCGCCAGGCTGTACCGGCTCCAGCGGGTTGAGGGGATATGGGGGGAAGAACTTACAACCTAATACTACATCAGCCCTCTGTCCGTAATAAACGTGTCATTCGGACAAAGGAGAGGAAAAAAACATGTCAATTGGACAGTTTGGTCCCAATCTTCAGGAGGTTTTGAAGCGACGGGGGGAAACGCGTAACGCAGCCGGACAAGTTACCCACGTGGATGCTTCATTAATTGGAAAGATCATCAAAGGCTCCCGCAAACCATCGAAAGAGCTCATGCAAAAAGCTGCGGAGCATTATGATGACGGCCAGCTTTACATTGCAGCAGCCGGGGAAGTAACAGGCGGTGCCTTTGCACCCTGGCTGGATAATGTAGACCTACATAGGGCAAGCGTGCTTTTTAAAACGGTAGAGGAAATGCGAGAGGTTCTTACATTATCTGCTGAGGTTCCAATTAGCAAAACGGCTGACCAACTTACTGATTCTGAGCGCCAAAATATGAAACGTCTACTAATGGAGACGGTTGAAGCTATTACTGCTCTTACGCATTTCGCGGCAGTGTTATGTAAGGAGTATTCGTTTTCCTGGTTGGGTACTTGGAAGGAACACCGAGCTGACCTGAAGGCAAAAAAATACATGAAATGAGGTTTAGCTATGAGCATAGTACAACAACGCATAGATGAGTTAGTTTCCATGCGCCAACGTTTATCGGAAACACAAATTGAGGATGGGAAATGGGATTGGTTTTTGAACAAGGAGATTATAGAGCTGGAACAAAAGAAAAACGCTCGGCTGGCGGGCCGAACGCTTGGTTTGAGAACTCGATTAAAGTCTCTTGTGTTGCTTATTCTATCTCCTTCTGCAAGAGAAAGCAAGGGTGAGGGTGCGTGATGCAGCAGTTAAAGGAACATCTCATTCAAAACTTTCTTGATAAGAAGGCAGGGACGCAGGCCAACACGGATGCAATAGAAGCTTTTCTGCAAGGGGGAGGTTCAGTGGTATCACCTGAATTTCGGGAGCTACTACAGGAACGGGAAGAAGCGTACTTTCAATGGAACAATGCTTTGATGAGTTTAAATTTCCTTCCTTCAGATGACAGAGCGCAATTTCTCGGCAACATATTGCAATCGACGTAGGTGAGGATATAAGTGGGGACAGGCCATGTCGGCCTTGTCTTCGACCACCGGACGGTAATATAACCTACTCCCGTTCGAGGGTCGAAGATGCGACTGACGCATCACAAAGCAGCGGCACGATGGTACGTGTACACGCGATGGTGAGAATATCAGGCGGAAAACGACGGAGCGCGCCTGACTGCTGGTTCGAATCCAGTCTGCTTGAAATTACATACGGAAGGAGGAAACTTTGTGCAAGTTATTCAACGTTTGACCGTTGTCTCTAATCCAACAAGGATTTTTGAAATTGGAACGGAGTTAAATGGCAGCGAAGTCATTGAGATTAAGCAAGTCGGTACGGAATATGAAAATAATGTCCATTCTGAATTCCATGTTTTAGATGAAAATGATGAGCTCATTGTCAGCATCGAGAATGCACCAGTGATCGTCGAGTATCGGCAGATCGTAGAACATGATGAAATCATGGAAGGAGAATCGGCATGAACGCAACTCATAAAAAAGTGGTGGAGTTTTTTGCAAAAATTAGCACCGACGAATCTGTGGATGTTAATGAGTTTTTAGAAGCTATCGCGTTAAATGTGGGGCTTTATACTGCGCTGAAAATCAAGAAAGTGGGACAACGAGAAGTCACAGAGCAGTTCAAAAGCATCATTGATACTGGCCTCAAGATAGCGAATAGCGAAGTTGTACCGAAACGAGTTAGCTTTTTCATTATAAGAAAATAGCCCGCGGCAACGGGCTATCACTGATCTTTTGAAAACTAAATATGTGAATACGGTCATCTTATCATGGGTGACCGTTCCTAACAAGAGGGAGCGATATGTATATGGCCATGAATATAGCTGCTATTACAAAAGGTATCGAACGTGACGAATGGTTGAGACTGCGTAAGCGTGGTATCGGTGGTTCGGATGCATCTGCGGTGGCCGGGCTGAACCGATATAAGTCACCCGTTGGTGTGTTTCTTGAGAAAACGGATCAGATCGTACCGGACGAACCAGGCGAAGCAGCTTACTGGGGCAGCCAGTTAGAGGATTTAGTCGCTCGTGAGTTTATGAACCAAACCGGGTTACGTGTACAACGCAGCAATAAGATGTATCAGCACCCTACACATAAATTTATGTTGGGTAATGTGGACCGCCTGATTTTGGACAAAGGTGGTCGAGGACTTGGCATCTTGGAATGTAAAACGGCCAGCGCCTATAAGCTTAGCGAATGGGCCGACGATCAGGTTCCTGACGCATACGCCATTCAGCTCCAACATTACATGGCTGTGCTTGGTGTGGATTATGGTTACTTCGCTGTTTTAATTGGTGGTCAAAAATTCCAATATAAGTTGGTCGAACGAAACGAGGGCATTATTGATTCTCTCATACAGATTGAGGACGAGTTTTGGAACAAGCATGTAATTCCGCAGGTTCCGCCAATGGTAGACGGAAGCGCTGCTTCGACTGAGCTACTGAATCGCTTGTATCCTGCTTCTCGGCCAGCGACAGAAATTACGCTGGAGAAAGATCAGGCATTACTGGTGGACAAGCTTATTGCTGCCAAAGAAGATGCGAAAGCGGCTGAAGAACAGGTCAAACGATTGGAAAATGAGCTGAAGGCAGCTATCGGTGAAAATGAGGTTGCTACGTATAACGGAGAACCTTTGGTGACTTGGAAGTCTAGTCAAACAACGCGCCTAGACACTAAACGCTTGAAGCAAGAACATCCACACATCTTTGAAAAATATGCAAACACTACGTCATCCCGACGGTTCCTGGTGAAGTAAGGAGGCTATTATGGCAGGACAACGCACTAACGGAGCAACCCTTGAAAAAAAGCTTCAAAATAAGGCGGCTGGGGCAAAAAACGATGCGCCTACACCTTCTCAGACTATCGCCGCTTATATGGACAAAATGAAGTATCAGATTGCGGAGGCTATGCCAAAGCATATGAGCATTGATCGGCTCAGCCGTATTGCTCTGACGACGATTCGTACGAATCCGAAGCTACTGGAATGCTCTATGCCTTCGCTCATGGGGGCGGTTATGCAAGCGGCACAACTCGGACTTGAACCTGGTCTGATCGGACATTGCTATATCATCCCATATAAAACGGAAGCCACATTCATCATCGGTTACAAAGGGATGATTGATTTGGCCCGACGGTCTGGAAACATCAAGTCTATTGCTGCTCACGAAGTCTATGAAAATGATTTCATTGAGTTGACATATGGGCTGGAAGAAAAATTGCAGCACGTTCCTTGGTTTTTGCGCAAGGACGCTCAACCTGCCGAGTCAGGGAAGATCATTGGGGCTTATATGGTTGCCAAGTTTAATGACGGCGGTCATTTCATTCACTATATGCCAATCAGTGAAATTGAAGCGCACAAAAAACGCTCCAAGGCATCAAACAACGGACCTTGGGTGACTGACTATACCGAAATGTGCAAGAAGACAGTTGTACGTTCCGGGTGGAAGTGGCTACCCATCAGCGTGGAAATTGCTTCTGCGGTTACTCAGGATGAGACGGTGCGTAAAGATATCACTCCAAACGATGAACCTTTTGTCTTTGATATGCCAGCCGAACCTAAAGATGGTGAAACACCTCAGACAGGTGATGCAGCTCAGCCAAATAACACTGATTCGCAGCAGCCTGCTGATGGATCAGGTCAGGACGAACTGGAATTTGAATGAGTTCAATAGATGAGATTACTGGCAAGCCGCTGTTACGCAGCATGATCGGTGAACACATTTGGCGGATTAAAGAGTCCGACCCTGTAGCCTTTAAGCGCGAGGTGCGAGAATACTTCGTGCGGGGCTATCCAGGTTGGACAGTGGTTCGAGCTAAGTACCCTTATATATTCTTACGTGATGACAGGGGGCAGAACCTATGAATGATGTTGTGCAACTTGATCTATTCGACATAAAAGGGCCTAAGCCGCTGAATGGCATGTACTACGAGAAGAGGACAAATAAGTTTGTCTCTTACGTTCGGGGTAGACGGCACTTTGAAGTAACTCCAAGTCGCTGTTTGGGCGACGAAGCATGGAAGGAACGAATAAAAAAGGAGCGGGGCATATGAATGACACTATGAACATTTATGCCGAAAAAGGCCACAAAGTGGTCTTTCTAAATAAGAACGGTACGGAAAGTCAGCGTCTTGGTGCGAGGAAAAAAGGTCTTATCGAGGGTCATGTCTACACTGTCGAAAGCACAGAGGTAGGTGGATATTCTACAGGAGTCTATTTAAAAGAGTTTCCTGGTTACTCATTCAATTCTGTTATGTTCGCCGATCTTGTGATGCATACACTTCAAAATACTTTTGACCAATTGAATGATTTGTTTGATGCGGCTCAGGAGCAAGGTTCTGAAGGCATGGCGGAGCATTTCAAGTCCATGGCTTATGCATTAGGAGCTCAGATGGCTGTGTCTGGTAAGCCTGAGCATATGCCCGAATTCATTAATATGGTAATCACAGAACTGGGACGTGGCATACAGGTAGGGCTTCAAACAGCACATGGTATCAAAAACGATTTTGAAGTTCAGGTCCACAGTATAAAAAAAGATTAGGTGGTGAAGCCGGTGGACTCCAATGTAAATCCTCAGCCTACGGACGCACATATACGCATATCACATGAAATACATCGAGAGCTGATCCGGCGGAAGTTTACTCAGCGGCAGCGGGATATTATTGATTTTGTCCTCACGCTGAGCTGGGGATGCGGGAAGCCATCGGCTAAAATTCCTATGCTTAAACATTTTGAGCTATGTGGTGTTCGGAAGGAACATATCAAAAAGGAACTAAAAAAGCTGGTTGAAAATCATGTGCTGTTTTGGGACGAGCATATGAATGTGTTCCAGATCAACAAGCATTATGATGTGTGGGCTGTAGATGTGGTGGAGCGATATGACCCCAAAATGATGAACGATTTAATCAAAATTAACATTGAAACTCATACCCCAAATCTCGGCAAACCAGTTACTAAAAAAGTAACTGAGTTACCAAAAAAGCAACCGATCCGAGTTACTAAAAAGGTAACTCAGTTACACAAAAGGCAACTGTTCAGTTACCAAAAAGGTAACTCGCCAGTTACTAAAAAGGTAACTGTGAAGCGTGATTTTTCCTGTCATACCAAGGGATTTCGGCTCTCTAAAACAATATTTAAAGCAATTATTAAAAAAAACACTACTACATCTTTAGATACTGTACAGGAATTAGATACAGAGCAAAGGGGTGGGGGAGGAGACATTCCTTCGGATCATTCCTTTGGCTATATCTACCGCGCTTACGAAAATAATTTTACGGGCTCAGGTAAGGTTACCCAATTTGAAAGTGAGGACCTTGGAACCTTGTTTGACGATTACGGCGGAGAGTGGCTGCTAAAAGCCATGCGTGAAGCCGTTCGGCAGAATAAAAAGAGCTTGGCTTACGTCCGGGGTACGCTGGAAGGATACCGTAAACGTGGTGGACCAGAAACGGAACGCCGAATGGATCAGGCTTCACCGGCAGAAGCAAAAATTCAAGAAGACGACCCCATTACGATCTTGATGAGAAAGGCAGATGAGCAACGACTTGCTGAATACGGAGTTACTTGAGGCTGAAATATTAGGTTCCTTTTTTCGAGATCCTTCCCTTGTGAGTGAAGTGGCCGTAACACTAGAGCCAAGCTTATTTACACAACCTTGGCATCGCAATCTGCTGAAAATGATACTAGAACTACATCGGACTGAACAGGAACTGTCCATGACTATGTTGGTGACAGTATTCGAAAAGCATCTTGAAAAGGTGGGTGGAGTTTCTTACCTGTCTAAACTGGCCAGCTCTGCCGTTGCAGTTTCAATGCTGGAGCAGAATATCAGGCAGCTCATTGAAACCGATGCTCGTCGTAAAGCACTGGATTTGGTTGGTGAGTACCGTGAAAAATTCATGGATATGTCAGCGGGTGGATTTGAGGAATTGCTGGATCAATTTGAACAGCGCTCTTTGGATATCCGGCCGAAAGCTTTGCGGGAAGATACCACGGTGGACGACATCATCCAGTGGTATGAGGACTTAGTGCTTAAAACACAGGACTCTGCCCGAGCTCTTGGCATTATGACAGGCTGGTCAGCACTGGATAGGCTGACGCTGGGATTTCAACGGACGAACCTAATCGTCATTGGAGCTCGGACCAGTATGGGTAAATCTGCCGTGGCAAATGAAATCAAGATGCGGGCTACCCAGCGGGGACATAAGGTTGCGGACTTTAGCTTAGAAATGTCCAAAGCACAAATCTACAACCGGATGATCGCTAACCTATGCAGTATTCCCTTGCAGGCGATACGTTCAGGCCACCTCAAGCCAGAACAGATTGAGCGTATTTCTACGCAGATGGAGTTTTTACGAAAAATTCATATCGACGACAGCCGGGGCGTGACTGCGGAGTACATTTGTTCCGAAATGCGCCGATTGAAGCGACAAGAAGGGCTTGATTTGGTCATCGTAGATTACTTGCAAGAAGTGGTTGAGCCTGCTGAACGCAACGACAACAGCGGTTCTGGATTGCATCGTGTATGTCAAAAGCTTCGGAAAGCTGCAAAGGATTGCGATTGTGCAATGATCGGTTTATCACAGGTCAAGCAGGATGTGGAGAGCCGACAGAATAAAAGGCCGTTCGTTTCGGACTTATCAGGCAGCGCGGCAATCAGCGCGGTTGCTGACGATATCATGCTGCTGTACAGGGACGAATACTACAATCCTGACACAACGGACCCAGGTATTTTGGAAATCAACCTCGCAAAACAACGTAATGGTCCTACTGGGGTGGTGAAACTCAAATTTGAGAAAGAAACACAGCAAATCGCATAAAGGGAGGAACGGACATGGGGAAACAGACACGGCCATCGCGGCCGACCCGCCGCCAGAAAGAAGAAATGAAGGCTTGGAAGCTCAAGCCTAGCACCTGGTTGGTGGTGCTAGATACGGATTTGGAAATGGTTCTTATCAGCAAGTCTGGGATCAAAAAACGTGTCATTCGGCGGGGAGCCTGATGCAGTCGTCTTGCTGGACGCGGTGGAGCGTCTACGAGTACATGAAGCGCCGTTTTGTTTGCACTGGACAAGTTCCCGACGAGTCGGAATTACTCGAGGAACTGCCTGATATTGACCAGGTCGAGCTGGACGAAGGAATGGCTGAATTTCGCCTGATTCTTGGTGACTGGCCGATTGCTGGAAGTGTGTTGTCTTGCAGCTATGATGCCTGAAATGAGGGGGAAGAAAGTTTGAAGATTATGGGGATTGATCACGGTACAAATTTTGCTGGTTGGGCCACAATGCGAAACGGTGAGCCGATAGACTTTGGATTAAGGGACTATTCATCAATTACAATGCCTGGAGTTTTGGATGCCATCTATCAGGATACATTCCGACTGATTGAGCAGGAAGAGCCAGAATTGATTGTATTGGAGCGTCCTGTTCACTTTAAAAATGCCAACAGTGTACTAGCACTTGTCGGGGCGTATACTTCTGTTTCCTTGGCTGCCCTTCATTTGGACAAACCGATTGTGGGCATCCGTCCTTCGGAGCTCAAAATTCAGACTGGCAAAGGGAATGCGGATAAAGAGACAGTCGCTATGGAAATGCAGATGTTGTTCGACCTCGACTATGACGAAATTGCGGTTCCTGTTTTATACAAGAGGAATGATCCACGAGGCAAGTACAAAATCGGGGACGTGAGGGAACGCCTTTTTGATCCGTCAGACGCTATCGCACTTTGCTGGGCCTATCATCAAAATTTCATTAAGGGAGTGGCTTAAAGATGAGCTATATCAATTTCAAAGGTACGGTTAAAAAGATCAATCTCAAGTCAGCGGAAGAAACGGAAATTACAATCAGTATCCCAGCTTCTGAACTGGACGGTCAATATAATACGCTTCAAAGCATGTTGGAGCTTAAAGTTATCGGAGGTCTGGATTCACAGATTGTCACGTACAAAGTTTTGAAGAATGCCAGAACAGGTAAGCCAATCACGAAATACACCGTGGATGATGGTGGTGTGGTATCTGTAGCGAAGCCGGAAGGAGAACAGCTCTCCATGGATCTTGGGCTTCCTCCTGAGAAAGTGGAGGTTAAAGCCGATCCAGAGCAGATTGATCTTGAAATTATTCAGGACTTTATACTTAGCGGGCTGGCGCCGCGCTTTGACGACATGCAGTATGACTTTTTGGAAATTACAGAGCGTTTAGCCGGTGGGGACACCTATCTGAAAATAGCTGCTGATATTGGTATGGGTGTGGGCGTGTTTGTGGTTATGGTGGATGAATACCGGAAGCGGGTCGCGCCAATGGCTGCCAAGTGGGATGAATGGCGGAAAGGCCAAGTCAATACGGTACCGCCGAAAGATGGGGAGCCAGTAAACAGCCAGGAAGAAGAACAACAAAATGACGGTCAGCCGGAAGAGCAGGGAGGTGCTAATACTGATTCGTCTGAGCAGACTGAAGTAAATGAATCTGAGGAAGACAATAAGCCAGAGGATGACTCCAATCCTGCTACTGACACAGATTCCGAGACGGCAGTCGATAAGGATGAGCTGGAGGAATACATTCTGAAAGTCCGTCCTAACTTCGACGATATCCCTGTTGATTTCCCTACATTGCTTCAACAGCGTCGTGAGGAAGGAAAGACATGGATGCAGATTGCTAAAAGCATCGGCTTGACCAGTGGCCAGATTACTACCAAATGGACGGCTTATAAGAAGATGGTTGCCAAGCAAATGAGAAACGGGGGAGCGGCGTAAGCCGTTCCTTTCATAAAGCAGCGTGGCCCCTACCCTCACGGGCTACGGCGACCAATTGCACCTATAAAACGGAACGTATGATCTTATTTTATCCTGAAAGGACGATATCTATGAATGAATCTATGAAAAATAAGATAACCGTAGAACTGGAGGCGTTGCTTCCACGAATGCAGCGCGTTAGTCAGATGATTGTCACTGTTGAGGGAAATTGGCCAGCACATTACAACAGGGAAAACCCGGAGGATCAGTACCTCCGTGGGATGTTTTGCCGGGTGGGAGACCTCTTGGATGATGCTAAACGATTGCTTGATCAGGCCTTTGCTGAGGTTGTAGACGAGGGCATCCTAACAAAAAATATGGGCGGTAGGTATGCTTTGCATGGGCGGGAGTTCACTTCTGGACAAACACTTGAGTATCTGGACCAAAATGACGACGGTGTTTGCTGGGAGCTCTCGCGTATCGAACACAACGGACATGATTACTACTTAGTCGATGACTGTAGCATACAGCTTGAAGGGCTACGCGTTCGGTACAAACACATTGCACGCTGAGAAGGGGGGAGGTTGATCTTGGCTCAAATAAGAATTTCAGAATTAGATAGAGCCCTCAAGGACGTAGCAGGTAAGCGAGTTGGTGTGTCAGCTGAAGAATTTAAAAAGACAGAATACCTGCTTTCAATAAATCCTCAAATAGTAAGGATAGTCAGAGACTATGAATTTGCAGTAAAGTCCAGCATTTCTCTGAAAAGTTACGAGGGAGAGAAAGGTCATGTTAGGCAAACAAAGGCTATGATCCTTAAATATAGGCGCCCGGAGCTTTACTTCCTGTATAACACGCTCTCTCAAATTATACAGAGTTCCATTAACAATTTAGTTAATCCGTACGAGCGAACCATTTTGGAACTTTTGTATATCAAAGGTGCGAGATACCTTGTAGCGCAGTCATATATGGGGAAAGGTTACCGGAACGACATGTACCCAATTAGTGGGAGTACGTTTGCTGAACGCAGAAGGGCAGCGATAAAAAAGATAGCTCATAGCTTCCAAATACTCGGCTTGTTAGATTTGGTACAAGCTGAATATCAAATTGGAGAACTGTCTAACTTGCAGTTTTTGGAGTTGAGACTAAGGTGAGCTTGTATGAGTCAGATTATAGGGGCTTTCCCCCTTTGGAGGTGTGAACCTTGGCAAATGTTAATGCAGCGATAGAGCAGCTCATGGATATGCGTTTGGAGCTGGATGATACGATACGATTGCTCGGTTTTGACCCGGAAGCATCGGACCGTCAGCAGGCAGGGACGAACGAGCGTGTGTTGCTTCATTTACAGGATATATACGATGTGTTGGATGCTCCGAGACCAAATGGGGACTACGCGAAGCAATTGGTGCAAGAAACGATGAAATTGCAAAGGAAGAGATGTAATGCTGTTCTTCTTCCACAAGAATACAAACAACCCCCGCATTCCTTGGCCGGGCTCGCGGGGGTCATCACTCTTAAACCTCATCAAATTATACCACGGGTGAGGGGATTTTATGGGGAAGAGAAGAAAAAACAACTTACAACTGACTTTTAACATTCTGCCGGTCGACGAAAAAGCCACCCGCCTTGCGGTGGAGGAATATCTGGAGATAGTTCGGCAGTATCGGCAGATTGGTTTTGTTAGGCGCGAGGCTGCTATAACGCAGTCCTATACTTATAGAGAGCATCAATCCACCAATGCGATCAGCAAGCAGACGGAGGAAATTGCCACATACAACGTGGACAAGGAGGCAGAGCTTCAGGCTAAAGATCGGCTACTTGATATGGCAATGAGCAAGCTTTCTAGCATGCAGCACGAGGTCATTCAGCGCAGTTACCTGGATAATGAGGGCGAGTTTGATTACATTAGCTGTGGCGAGATGGGAATTAGTGAGAGCTCATTTAGACGAATTAAGGCTGATGCGATAAGCATACTTGCTGTGGCGCTAAGATTAGCTGTGATCAGGGAAGAGAATGATGGAGTGGCAGTATCTTAAACAGACCATTTTTTTTGGTCTGTTTTTTCGACATTTTTCGCTAGATATTACAATGGGAAAGTTTCCGATATTACTTATGGAATGAAAGGAGAGACCAGATGGATAATTATATTATGTATTCAGCTAAATCAGTTTCTTTATTACAAGAGGGAGAATTTTCGATTGTTCCTTCAGCCACTGAAATTTCAGTCATGAAAGTGAAAACACTTAATGAACCTATAAGTGATCCTAAGAATGCTCCTAAAAATGGGAAGGTTATTATTTCGGTTTACTTTTCCAAAGGCATTTCTTTCGAGTCGGCAAAGAAGATGGGAGATAAACTAGCTGATCAATTTTTTAACCATTTTTCTTATACAAAAGATATAGGGCTTGGCAGGAGTGAATACATCCGCAGCAGTTTTGTAGAGTCAGAAATAATATCGAGAATGGAAGTAAATTATTCAATTATGTCGGCTATCGAATCGAGCGATATTGAAAATGTATTGGAGTGCCTTGAAAACAATAATTTAAACTTAAATTATATGAAGCTATATAGAACGGCTTTGAATAATACTGATCCTATAGCTAAATTTATGATTTTATATAGTATTTTAGAATTTATTTTGCCAGGGAGAGGACAGTATAAGGTTTGCAATTTTGCAGTTAGAAAAGGGTATAAAAAAGAGCATCACAACAAGGTACTGAGTAGACGAGAATGTATTTTTACTTGGTTAAGAAATAAAATTGGTCACACAGATGGTGATGTGGATTTTGAACAAGTTAAAGCTTTGATGAGCCAAAATAATCTTAGGCTAGCTGAATTGACTAAATCAGCTATCGACAAGACATCAAAACTTTAAAAAAACTATCGTAGAAGTTTGTTAACAAGTTTTTAAAATCTAGCAATAAAAGAGGGAGATTTTTTGAGTGAATTTTTCGGGTAAAGGACCAGCTAGCAGGTACTTAAAGGGCAAGTACGATCTCAAACCATCTATATTTGGGGATATCTCGATGGAAAAAGGAGAGATTTTTAAAAGAAAACTTATTGCCGATCATACGTATGATGAATTAAAGGCAATAAAGACAAGTATCAATGTCCAGACTAGTTCGGGTCAGAGTCTTGGTGTAATAATGGCTATTATTTCATTATTTTTTTCAACTGCCCTAATGCCATTAACATTTTATTTGCAGCAATCGGTTAAGCCTATTGATTGGTGGCATGAAACCAAGATGATGCTATACAAAGAGAATATAGGGGAGGAAAAGGATTTAGAAAAGTTAGTGACTTTTTTATCGAAAGACATTTTGAAAGATCAAGCATCACTTTTAGATGATTTAAGAGGTGGCCTTCAAAACTTAAATATTACACTAGGGGTAGTATTAGGAGTGGCCTTCGCAATCATATTTGTTTGCTTGTATATAAAAAAATGGAACAAGTATATAAGTGCTTATGTAAATGGCGCTTTTGAAGAAGTTGAAGAAAGAAGATCAAAGAGGAAGGTCATGAATCGGGGATTTAAAAGGTGATTGTTTTTTGAATGAAAAATGAACATTTTATGGACCGCCACTGGACTTTTCATGTGGTAAATTTATAGCATGGAAAATCAAATAAGGAACACACCTTAGCTTTCGAGCCTCGGTGATCAGGTCGGCCAATGTGCCGGCCTTTTTTGATTTCTCTATAAAACCATATTAGGAGGACATGAATATGTCTACAGAAGCAAGCGCAGTAAGAAACGGTGGGTACGCATATTTGGATCGGTTTAGAATCTTGCACATTGAAAGTACACAGGAAGCAGCAGAGTCTAAGAGCGAATACGGTATCGCCATTAAATTTGAAGGCCAACACGCATACGGTCATCCAGTTATCCCAGCAAGTTGTGATGAGTACGAGCAGCTCGCAGTAACCGTGCATGCTGATGGCACTCTGACGGAAAAGGACGGATTTTCCATCCCAGCTCACGTAAAGGCAGCAGCCCTGTCCCTCAAATAATTTAGCATGGCCCAACATTGTTCCCCGGACCATTCCGGGGATTTACGACACGCGCAGACGGCAAGGCACCAGTTAACCAGCGGAAACATGAACAGTCTGGTCAGAACCCTTGCGCGGTTCAATTCCGCAGCGTGTCTATTAAAGTAGCTAATCAACTTCCCTTTTCTGTCGATATAAACAGAAAAGGGAGGGATTAGCAAATGAATAACAGAAAACCGATGTTATTTATTAAATTTGGGCAGAAAGAGCACTTGGAATCGTTGCAAAAAGGAAACTTATATTTAAATAATTTAGACTACTTTATACAAATGGAAAAAAAGAATAACAAAAAGGGAATGGGTGATAAGTCAGAAGCATCTTTGATGTTGACAAATGTATCACTTAAATTTTTTCACCATGATACACATGAGCTTGCTTTTACATTTGATTCTGCCAAAACAAGTTTACGGATGGATGAGGTTCTTACAAAACCCGTTTTCTGTATTATGTGGGTCGCTGCTGAGGATTTCGAAGTAATTAAGGAAGATGAGAATGAAGTAGAAGCTGTGTTATCCTTTGATGCTGAGCAACAGAAGGAAATGCTTTCTGAGTTTGGAGATCATGCTCTAGTAATAGAAGCTGCTAGATTTATAGAGGCTTTGGAAAGAACTTTGGATCAAATGGAGTTATGTTGTGCAACAGGCAAAATTGATTATATAAATTATTCAACTAACAAGAATGCACATCTACCGGAATTAATGAATAATGATCTGTCTGTTTATTTTAAGAAAGATCATTCACTTTCTTATCAAAAAGAGTTTCGTGCTGTTATTTTAAATAAAGATATTGAGGAACCCATAACAATTAATATTGGGGATATGACTTCCTTTTCAGGAATTCTTCCTTCTCCTCATCTACTAAGTGGAGGATTCGGCGTTAAAATTAACCTGAAGCATGAAAGTTCATAAACTGTGAAAAAAGTAGAGTTTCGTAGATAATCAGTTAGTTGATAACTGTAACGAGTGAGTTTATTGATTGACCATTTTCTGAGCGATCAGTAAAATGGTCTTGTTCTTCCTCTCTAGTAACTAAGTACAGATGCTTTTATGCAACAGCGTATCGTTTTGCATCCCGCTTGCGGGAATAGGCTCTACCGCTGTTTCTTTTTTCGGGTTTTAAATAAAGCTCCTTAGTTCATTTGGTGCTGTAAATACATAGGCAGATACTTGTCACCCTTTTGGGTGGCTTTTTTTATTGCCTTGAAAGGATTTTTGGTTTGAAGAAGAAGCAGAAGAAAGGAACTTTGCTATACATGAAAGGCCCACCAAAACAGCCAAAGAAATGCAAAGGTTGTGTTTGGGGTAGGTGGGACGGGGTTAAGCAGTTTTGTTCTCGTACGCCTTGTGTGAAAGAGGATAAACCTTCCTGATTGTCGAATTATGGTGTAAAGGGAGGGTGTTTAATGAGGAAATTTAGAAAATTTATAAAAAAAACGCTTATGGTATTAAGTATAGTTCTAGTGGGAGTAGTTCTATACTATTCAATAGAGTACTTACTGAAAATTGTCAAGACACTTGCACCTCAGGTTTTGGCAGCAATAATCGCTGGTATGTTTACTGTTTTTGTAACTGTAATATCTTTAATAATTGCTAAGAGGAGAGAAAACAAGCAGTCAATTGATGAACAACATCGAATTAAGAAAATCCCTATATATGAGGAGTTTCTTCAATTTTGGTTCAAAGTATTATTGCATGGGAAAATCGGTAAACCAGTTACTGAAGAAGAGATGCTAAACTTTTTTACTGAGTTTACTCAAAAATTAATCTTATGGGGTTCTGACGAAGTGATATTGGAATATGGAGAATTTAGAACCTTCTTTATGAAGTTATCTCAAGCAGAAGGACAAAATTCTAAAGAAGCAACAAAAAGCATTCAAAAATTCGAAAAATTAATAACTGCTATTAGAAAGGATGTTGGTCACAAAAATAGTGGATTTAAAAAAAATGATATTCTGAAATTATTTATAACTGACATAGAAAACCTCAAGTAAGATGCACCCATAGGGGTGCTTTTTCTTTTGCACTGATACGACAAAATATGAGCCGTTTTGAGTCTGCTTCCTTTTACTCAGACGAATTGCCGCAAGGAGTGCAGAAGGAAGCAGAGAGAGGGCATGCAAACGTTCTGACAGCCTGTTAGCCATCTGCCCGAATAGTGGAAACCAACTCAACTCAAATAAAAAGCATATACCAGGGGATTGTCCCGGTATATGCTTTGTTGCTTTCTGTTAGTGAGCGTGATGCAATACCCATTCGGAAGGGTGTACTTCATCACCAGGAGAATCAGAATGACTTGGATTGAATGCCCAATGATATCCTGCTGGTGCCGTCACCCCCGGTTCAGGTGGAACTGGTTGATGCGACTGGATATAAGCCATATGCCCAGGTACAAATTGACCAACATGTACATGCATACCGTGAAAATCTCCATGAATTTCAGCTTCATGATATTCGTTGATGAAAAACTGTTCCATTTAAGCCTCATCCTTTCTAATTTGAATTCGGAAGTATTATGAGCAAACTCGCTTACCTGAATGCGAGGTAAAGACTGTTAAGGGAGTGATGTTAGTGGAAATCAGAGTCCTACCAATCGAACAAATCAACGCAGCAGCATATAACCCACGGGCTGACCTTCAGCCTGGTGACCCAGAATACGAGAAGTTGAAGCAGTCCATTGAAACATTCGGCTACATTGACCCCATCATCTGGAACGAACGCACCGGGAACATGGTCGGTGGCCACCAACGCTACAAGATCATGGTCAATGAGCTGGAGCATACGGAGCTGACTGTAAGTGTTGTCGACCTGGACGATCAGCAGGAAAAGCTTCTCAATCTAGCGCTTAATAAGGTCAGTGGGAACTGGGATGATGAAGCCCTTTATCGATTGCTTGACGATCTGGAGCAGAGTGGAGCTGACCTGGCTCTGTCCGGCTTCGATTTGGAAGAGTTCGAGGATCTGTCCGCAGAGTTTGCTGTGCCACATGATGAAGTCTTGGACCTTCCGGTTACCGATGATGACTTTGACGTCCAGCGTGCTCTAGATGAAATCAAGGAGCCGGAGACCAGGCGCGGGGATGTGTGGCAACTAGGGCGGCATCGATTGGTGTGTGGAGATGCAACCAATCCTGATGATATTGTACTTTTGATGGATGGAGCCAAAGCAGCGCTGGTCGTTACTGATCCGCCGTATAATGTGGCTGTTGAGAGTGTTTCAGAGCGTCTGGCCGCTGATGGCCGTAGCAGCATAATGAACGACAACATGCCCGCTGAGGACTTCGCGGGCTTTTTGCATGCCGTTTTTTCCAACTATGCAGTGGTGATGCAGCCAACTGCAGCAATATATGTATTCCATCCTTCGTCCTATCAGCGGGAGTTCGAGGATGCGATGAACGCAGCCGGCATCGTCGTCCGGACACAATGCGTCTGGGTGAAGAATGCTGCCACCTTCGGCTGGGCTCAATATCGTTTTAAACATGAACCAGTCTTTTATGCTCATATAAAGGGCAAAGCTCCTGCTTGGTACGGTGATCGGACACAGACAACAGTATGGAAGGCTGGCCTACCTGTTGAGGACCCGCTGCCTGAGACAGTATGGGAGGTTTCAAGGGGCGATGTGAACAAGTACGTCCATCCTACTCAAAAGCCTCTTGATCTGTTGGCCATCCCAATCCGAAACAGCAGCCAGCGTGGTGACGAGGTTGTCGATTTCTTCAGCGGCAGCGGCTCCACACTTATGACCTGTGAACAGATGGACCGGACATGCCGGACTTTGGAATTGGACCCGATTTTCTGCGATGTAATCAAAAAGCGATTCTTGGAGAGCACTGGTATTGATCCAGTCCTGTTGCATCGGGCTGAACCCATAGCATAGGAAAAAGGAGGACGCGCTAACGTCCCCCCATTCACCCAGGGTATCCCCCGGCTGAGATAGCGGCCCGCCACGCGTGGCATTTTCGAGTCATCCGCTATCTCGCATTCCAGTATATAGGAAAGCCGAGGGATACGACAATGGGAACAGACAACGAACAACAAGATGCATTACTACAACGTGAGATAGAGATCGTCGAGGGAATCCTCGAATCCAAGGCGCAGTACCGCAAGATTGTTAAAGCTGGCATAGCACAGTGGGTCAAAGACCTGCAAGCTGGAAATATAAAAATGCAGACGGTGCAGGATCTGGATCGTCTGATTGAGTTGGATATAAAGCTTCAAAAGGATGAGCTGTAAAAGGCACATAATAATCTTGCTATTTGATTCATAATTATGGATTTATTAAACAAGATTATGATTATATTGTAAGAAAAATTAAAAACATGGAATCTTTTAGTAGTATGAGGAGGTAGTTTAATATACAAATATAGGAGGAATAAGCTTTGAAGAAAAAACATTTTATTGCACCAGCCTTGGCACTAGGTCTAATTGGGGGAGCTATTGCTGTACCCAGTGCGATTTTTGCAGATTCAGATGCTGCTGTAACTGATTCCGCAACATCGTCTGCGGCGACTCAAGCTCCAGCTACTACACCTACTGGTGACCATGTAATTACTCCACAAGCTACTGATGGACAAATTGTCGATCGTCCAGTAGCTGGATTTAATGATTCTGCTGATTTTGACATTAAAGGAGGATATGGATATGTAAGACTGTACTTGAGAAATACAGGAAACACTACTATCTCCTTTACCGTAAATCAGGGAAGTGTATCTGGTGCGGAAAAGTACAGTGGAACAGTAAAACCGGGTAAAACATTCGATGAAATATTAAATTCAAGCAAGGCGTGGTCCGCAGGGAAATTTTATGTTAGTTTAAGTAGTGGTTCTGGCTCCATGTCTGGAAAGCTCGGAGTTCGGACTAGTACTAATACGAATTTTTAAATATAATTGCTGGGAAAGCGAGCCAATGAGGCTCGCTTTTTTTGTTGGGGGTGGTGATTGTGTAGCATGGCAAGAGAGCGAAGTCCTGAGCGGGACAAAGCAAAACAGATGTGGTTGGAGAGCGGCGGGACGATGAAGCTAAAAGACATCGCCGCCGCTCTTTCTATTCCTGAGGGAAGGGTCCGCAAATGGAAGTCTATGGATCGCTGGCAGGATGAATTGAATGGGAACGTTTTTGATTCCTCCAATGGGAACGTTCCAAATGGAACGAAAGGGAACGCTCCTAATCCAAGGGGAGCGCCAAAGGGGAACAAAAATGCTGTTGGCAATCGCGGCGGTGCTCCCCCAGGTAATCAAAACGCCAAGGGGAATAGTGGTGGACCGGGCGGTCCCTATCGCAACAAGAAGGCTCTCAAGACGGGGATGTATGAAACTATCTTTCTGGATGCCTTGGAGGAAGACGAGCAAGAGCTGTTTGATCAGATTGATACTTCCCCTTTGGCCCAGCTCAACGAACAACTTATCATGTTGTCTCTCCAAGAGCGACGGCACATGCGCCGGATTAAACAGCTTGAAGCTGGTCTAACCGACGAGGAAAAGAAGATCAAACAGGAGCTGCACCAGCGCAAGGACAAGGTTCCTTATACTAGCCCAAAGACAGGCAAGCAAATCAGTCTGTCTGTTGAAACCGAAGGTATGAAGGTCACGGAGATCACGACTGTCACTACTTCCAAGCTGGACAAGATTCTCAAGCAAGAGGAAGCGCTCGTCAAAACCCGTGATAAAAAGCTTCGGGTTATTAACCTTATAGCCAGCTTGCAGCAGGAGGAAGAAAAGCTGGAGATAGCCCGCGAACGGCTGGAGCTTGAGAAACGTAAGTTATTAGGCTATGGCGGCGCGGAAGGGGATGAAGGCGATGAAGACGATGAGGAAGATGACGACGAATGGTAATTACTCTTGCTAAGGAGCATCGAAAACGAGCCAAGCGGCGGCTAAGGGATCGGCCTGAAAAACTGGATGAGCTAAAAGGAATCTTAGCCGACTTTGAACAATTCTGCTGGCGTATGTTAAAGATCAAGACGAAGAGCGGTCGTATTATGCCTCTAACGCTCAATGATGCTCAACGGACATTTGTCCGTGAAGTATTTAGGCAAATCGAAGCTGGCAAGCCTGTTAGGATTATCATTCTTAAAGCCCGGCAGATGGGTTTCTCCACCGTCACGGAAGCACTGATCTATTATTTCACGTCACTGCAAGAAGCGAAGAACGCCTTTATCGTCGCGCAGTCTTCTGATGCCTCCAGCAACCTTTATGACATGTTCCAGTTCTATTATGAAAAGGTGCCGGCAATCATCAAGCCGATGAGCCGAAAGAACAATGCTAAGAAACTCACCTTCGAGAATCCAACGATTCGGACAGCGGATCGCCGTAAGAATCCGGGGCTCAAATCGAAGATCACTGTACAGACTGCAGAAAGCCGGGTGCTTGCCCGTTCGGACACGATCCATTATCTTCATGCTTCAGAGGTGGCATTTTGGCCAGCCAAGAAGAAAAAGAAGCATCTACTGTCCCTCCTGGCAGCTCTGTCCAAAGAGCCCGGCAGTCTGGGTGTGATCGAATCTACCGCCAATGGCATGGAAGAGTTCAAAAAAATGTGGGATACAGCCGTTAAGGGCGAGAGTGATTTTACTCCGCTCTTTTTTGCGTGGTTCGAAATGCCCGACTATCGCAAGCCGGTACCGCGAGGCTTTGAGTTAACCGAAGAAGAACGGGAGCTGAAAGCGAAATATGGTTTGGACGATGAACAATTGCAGTGGCGGCGGTATACCATTCGGAACGACTGCGGCGGCGATCCACGGCAATTTGATCAGGAGTACCCTTCTGAGCCCGACGATGCCTTTCTGTTATCTGGTGAAGGTATCTTCGACAACAAATTTATTAAGAGTTTGCGAGATGCAATCAGTGCTATTGGTAGCCGACACGAAATTGATTTTGTTAAAAACAAGATCATCCCGGCGCCTTCTGGCGAGCTGGTTATGTATCGACAGCCAGAACAAGGTAAACGGTACGTGCTGGCTGCCGATACAGCCAAGGGTAAGGAAGACGGGGACTATGATGCTGCTTATGTCATTGAGGAGCGCACAGGGGAAATGTGCGCGGCTTTGCATGGCAAATGGGACACCGACTTGTATGGTAAAAAGCTGAACACGCTTGGTTTGTATTACAATACTGCACTATTGGCCGTGGAGAACAACAACACTGGGGAATCGGTGCTGAATACACTCTTCAATACTTGTCATTATCCGCTGTTATTCATGCATAAGAAGAGTTTTGGCTGGAATACCAACCAAGCGACCCGGCCAGTCATGATAAGTGACTTCAAGGAAGCGATTCGGGACCAGCTCTATGATATCTACTGCCCCGAACTGTACAGCGAGTGCATGACGCTAATCGACAAGAATGGCAGAGCTGAGGCAGATAGCGGGTGTCATGATGATAGAATCTTTGCTTATTCTATTGCATTGCAGGTGCGACAAGTGGCTGGTAAATGGTTTGAATGGTTCAAGAAGAAACAGCAGCAGCGGGCAGAGTCCCGTGATGATTACAACGAGGAAGTGGGGTGGATATAAGCAATGAGTGAAGGAAATGCACAGTGGTTTCAGATCAGCAAGGCGGACGACGAACGGCATATACCGTCCAGTGCTCAATTGCCGGATTTATTTGACGATCTGTACGATCTCCACGGTCTGTTACCCTTCGCACTCGGCAATGACCCTGCTTCCTGCAAGCTGTTGGTCAAAAACTCCAACATCATACCGCAATGCATAGAGGCATACAAACGCAATATCGCTGGTTATGGTATTGCCCTGGAGTATTTGCCGGGCGAAAATGACAAAACCGCATTGGATGATTGGAACAAGGCAGAGAAGTTCCTTGAAACCTGCAATCTGGAGGATACCCCGGACGAAATCATAAGCCAGTTGATTGACGATTTGGAAAGTACGGGAATGGCTCATGTTGAGGTAGCTTGGCCTTTAGGTTCAGAGTTCCCGACCATCTTCCGAATGAACCCGAAATACGTCCGATGTACGAAGGAAAGTACCAAGGCGACTATCAAGCGCAAACGTCGAATCAGCTCCACAAAGCAAGTAGAGGAGTTTTCACAGGAGCTTTACACCCGGCGATATGCGATGAAACGTAATACTTCCGTCGTATGGTTTCGCTTATTTGGTACGGAGGCAGAGGAAGGTAGGGAGGAAAATCAGATTATCCCGCTTCGTATCGGTCATGATGGGCCGTATGGTGAGCCACGCTGGTTTGGCAATGCGCCTGGTGTAGTCGGCAGCCGGGAAGCAGAGGAATTGAATGTGAATTACTTTAGCAACGGACGGATGCTGTCCATGCTCTTGACTGTTACTAACGGCAAGCTGACCAAACAATCTATGGAGCTGCTTAAAAATGTGAAAGGTTCCGACTCACAGGGTGGCATACTCTATTTGGAGGCAAAAGGGGAAGAGACAGGCGGTCCGATGGACGAAAAGGTTGAAAAAGTGCAGATCAAGTTGGACAAGCTCAATGACCTGTTACAACAAGACGCGCTCTTTCTGGAGTATGGCAAGGAAAAGAAGACTGATATTTTGTCTGCCTTCCGGCTGCCTCCAATCTTGGTCGGTCAAAGTTCGGATTATAACAGGGCGACCGCCGATGCAGCTCTACGCTTTGCAGAAGAACAAGTTTTTGAGCCTTACCGCAAGTGGATCATGGCAGAGATATTCAATAAACGCCTGTTCCCGGCTATGGACATTTTCCGAGTGCGTGCCGTGTTGAGAGGGCCGAAGATCATTGACCCTGCGGATCGCAAGGCTATGCTGGACTTTATCGCAGACCGGGGCATTATGCTAGTGCGGGATCTGATTCCAATTGCCGAGGATGTGCTGGGAACGACCATCGACGAAAACAAGTTCACCGAGGAATATCTGGATACGCCGATTGCACAGCTCGCGTCCAGCCAACCAGCACTGGTTGAACCAGAGCCAGACACAGATATGGACAACCTACAGGAACGCATGGCTACAATTGCCAAACGCTTGTTAAAACAGGCTGACAAGGAGGCAGGCGTTCATGTGTGAGTCCTGCTGGGCACTGATTGCGAAGGCCGATGACGATGAGTTTCTGGATAGTCTTGAACTCACGTATGTTGAGCGGAAGGTACTTGAAGAATTGTACAAGCAGAGTGAGGATCGTATAACCGAGATCCTTGAGCTACAGGGACAGGCGCTGCATGATGCCATTTCGGAGTTAAGTGAGGATGCCTTGGGTGATATCGGGGAGCTGAGTAAGGTGCTTATTGCCTTGCATACCACGGATGTATTCGCGGAGCTGTTCGAGCAGGCTATACAGGAAGCATTTGAGCCATTGTTTCACTTGGCCGGTGAAACTGAACTGGCCGAGCTGGATAAGGAAAAGGTCTGGAGCACCAGCAACAAAGCTGCTGGCCGTTTCACGAAGAAGCTCAAGAAGCTGGTTCCCGACATGAACAAAGCTTCTACGGATGTGTTGCTGCGTAGCTTCGGCAAAGCCATTGAGGAAGGGGCTACACCTTCTGAACGGGCTCTGCTTGTGCAGGAAGTCAGTGCGCAAGCTGCCAGCGGAGAAGAGGGACCTTTCAGCATGCAAAGATCCCAGCGTGTAGCTCGAACCATGAGCACAGCAGCCGCCAACGGAGGCAAGCTGGAGGGCTGGAAGCAATCCGAAATTGGTAAGGGAAAAAAGTGGCGTTCTGCTGCTGGTACCCGAACCCGTAAGAGCCATCGTAAGGCGAACGGGCAGGTGGTCCCGTTGGATGAACCGTTTAAAGTCGGTGACAGCAAATTGATGTATCCTGGCGATCCAGCGGGTGAAGCAAAGGAGATTGCTAATTGTCGTTGTACGATGCAGTTGGTACTTGATTAATCATAGAAGTTATATTCTGACTTGAAAATTTTATATAGCTGATATGCAATATTTTCATCAAAAAGTAGTGTTTGTTTTGTACCATTGGTTTTACATTTGTCAGAACCATATGTGATTAGGTTGATCAGCTTTTCACCTTTAACAGTTTGTATGGTGTATTCAGCATCTACTGGATCGTGTCTGTTGATACGCTTGCTAACTGCTTTTAGGTTTCTTATTCTTGCCATGACAAAGCAACTCCTTTGTAGTTTTGTCCCATCATATCAGAAAAAAATGTAATCATTCATGAGAATTTAATAGTTATAGATGATTACTAACTACGGATGCTTATGACCGATTACATATGAGGGGAGGTGAAAGAGAATATGAACTTTAAATTGAAAGATGCAAAGATTACACATATTTCGCTGGTTGATAAAGGAGCCAACGGTGTCCCATTTGCAATCATTAAATCTGCCGGGAAAAATGCCATCCAGAAGCAAGTACAGATTGCGAAGGTTGACGATGCCAAGAAGGTTGTAATCGGTGTGGTATATCAGCCGGACGTGGCTGACGCTCATGGGGATCAGATGGATGCGGAGGAAATTGAGAAGGCCGCCCATCTATTCATGGAGAAACAGCATACTTACAACATTGACAAGCAACATGATTTAGACACGGACAAAGGCTATGTAGTCGAATCCTATATTGCTCCTTGTGACATGGAGATCGGTGAACAAACTATTATTAAAGGCTCCTGGGTGGCCGGAGTAAAGGTAACGGATGACGACACTTGGGATGACATTCAGAAAGGCGAGATTACCGGCTTCTCGATGTGGGGTGTCGGTAAGCGGGAAGAGATCGAGGAAGACGGGGAGGTATCTAAAGGGCTCTTGAGTAAAATCGTTAAAGCGCTTGGTGCAATGGGATTGATTGAGAAAGGCGCAGTCGCTGACAAATACAATAAGAACCGTAAGAACCGCGAATTTTGGGCTGCTCAGGATGCCTTGAATGCGGTTCTTTTTCGTTGGGATAGTTGGGAGAGCGGTATGGAGAGCGACCCTGAATTAATCCGCGAAGCCCTTCAGGACTTTGTGGACATCGCTCAAGAAGTGCTCATTCAAGAAGATATTGTGAAGGCAATCGGTAGCCCACCTGAAAAGATTGCCAAGGCTGGGAAGAAGATTTCTGCCAACAACTTGAAACACATCGATGATGCCATTGCTTCATTGACCGAATTAAAAACAAAAACCGCTCCTGCTGAAGAAGCTGAGCCTAAGGAGGACGACGATTTGAACACAGAAGATATTGCAAAGGCTGTACAGGCTGCCATGGCTCCAATTGCCAAGCAGGTAGAAGCCCTGTCGACGCAGGTTACTGAATTAAAGAAACAAGAAGGGGAAGAGCCTGGGCAGCCAGCGGGAACAGAACCACCTGCTGAACCGCAAGCAAACGCGCTGACTGACGCGATTACAAAGGCACTAGCACCGCTGACTGAGCAAGTCCAAGCGCTGGCTACTGACGTACAAGTTGTAAAGAACAGCCGTGGTGGTTCCGCTCAAGGTTGCTCTGGAGAAGACGAAATTCAAAAATCTGGCGGTGTAAGCTTCGGCGGCCTGCTTTAATACCAAGAAGGGAGACAAGCAAATATGAGAACAAACGGACAAATTATCAAATCCACCATAACGAGCACGTTGGATCAAACGGCCCTGAACTATGAGCAAGTGGATAAGTTTACCGAAATGGCTTATGAATCTACGGAGTTTCTAAAGGGGATTCGCACGGTTAACAAGATCAGCTCTAAAGGTACAATTGACAAAATCGGTGTGACTGGCCGTAACCTGCGCAGTAAGGTAGAAAATAAGGAGGCCACCAATACGGCGGCGCCTACTTTTCCACAGGTCCCTTATGCTGTGGCACCAGTAGTCCTTCCTTTTGAAATCACGGAGGAGTTCATCCGTCAGACTCAACGGGTACGCGGGCAGAATGCCGAGGAAATCATTATGGCAGCCATGACCAAAAACTATGGTGATAACATGCAGGATATTGGGTTCAACGGGGATACTGCTACGCCGAATACGGACCCTGATTATGCTTTCCTCAGCATCAATGACGGATGGCTCAAGCTGGCGAAGACCAAGGGCAACTTCATTGACTGGACGACGCTTCCTGATGTAAAGAAAAAAGGCGTCTTCTTCGAGATCGAGCGTGCAATTCCTACTCGCTTGCGCACAGGTGGCGTGTTCAAATATTTCATGCACCCAAATACATTTAGTGAGCGTATTCAGGCGCTGGCTGAGAAAGACACCAGCGCATCTATTCAGTTACAAATTACTGGTGGTGTGAAGAAAATTAATAGTTATGATGTGGTTGAAGTCGCACATATGCCAGAGGGTGCTGTGTTGTTCACTTATCACGATAACTTTGCGTTGGTTAACACCTATGACATGCAGATTCGTAAAACTACCGAGGGCAGAGAAGCCATCTATGCAGACAAGCGATTCTACGCTATCCATTCGGATTTTGACTCTATCTTTGAAGAACCGGGGGCAGTTGCATATGTCGAAGGGGTGACGTTCTGATGGCCTATATCACATATCGAGGAGAAAACACCTCTTTGATGCTTTACGGCATCCGCTTTGTGCAAAAGGTGCCGGTGCTGGTTGATAGCGAATCTGTTGTTAAAAATTTTCGTGAACGCTCGGATTTTGATATCAAGGAAGAAAAGGTTATTCCGCTGGAAGACCTGACGCTTGTCCAGCTTAAAGATAAGGCTAAGGCTGCTGGGATTAAGGGATTTAGCAATATGAATACACAGGATCTGATCACTGCGCTACGCGGTGGAGGTAAACCTACCGACAATACGCCATCTGCAGGTGATCCGGCGAAACCTGAAGGGGCTGACGGTAAAAATGCTGACGCCAACAATACTCCAACAGCGTAGCCGCGTAACCCCGATCCAAGAGGCATCGGCAGAGCTGCTACAGCAATACATTGACGACGCACAAGTGCGCATTGAGCTGTACTTGCCCGTTCCCTTCCCTGATCCAGTAGACAAGCAGATTATGCTTGCCTGGGTCAAGTTGGCTGAGGGACTAGCCCTACAAGACAGTGAGGAATATCTTGCATCTGTGGCGCGTAATTACGCGTCCGAGAGTGATGGAGCTTGGACGTACACTCGGCAGGCTGTAGAAGGCAAGACAACGGGTAATCCCGATGTGGACGCTATCTTGTTTTTGTGGGTCAAGAAGCAGCAGACTGGACCGGATGATGGCAACATCACGGCTTATTTGTTATGAACCATCGTTTTCACACGCCACTGTCTGTGTATCGGACAGAGAGCAAAAGGGATGATGACGACCTGTTCGATGATCGGAAATCCGGTAAGGTGACTGACGTGAAATGCTTTGTTGTGAAAACACAGACGGAAGCGAAAGCAGATTCTAAGCCGGTAATGTACATCGTCAAAAAGACGATAGGTATTCCGAAGCAGGCTGACGTTAAACTCAGCGACGAAGTGGTGCTGCTAGGCCGCCGATACCTGGTGATCGACTCCATTCCGCGTCGTTACTGGCGCGAGCTGCTTGTAACATGTGAGGTGAAGGGAAATGACCATGCATGATTTTGATGGGCTGGCCCGACGTTTTAGGCGCATTGCAGATGAGGGGATGGAACGCATTTTACGTAACATCGCAGAGGCAGCCGGGGAAACGCTGCTCAACCTGATCATTGATGAAATCGACCGACAGGATCTGATCGACACCGGGGCCATGTGGCAGTCCTTTTCCCGTGGCGACGATAACAACGTATGGGAATGGGATGTAGACCGCAACGCGATTACGCTGGAGCTTGGTTCCAACTTGCCTTATGCACAATTGGTCAATGATGGTTACACCATTGAGAAGAAACATTTTGTGCCGGGCTACTGGAATGGTGGCGGCTCATTTGTCTACGATCCGTCTGCCAAAACTGGGTTCATGGTAAAGCCGCGCAGCTTCATAGGTCGCCACTACTTTGATATCGCTGTCGAGCATTTGGAAGGTGGGATGAACCAACTCATCATGCGCCGCCTCGAAGTCGAACTCGAAAGGATGTTGCGCTGATGATGGATCTTGGTTTAAAAGCCTGGGCCGAAATTGTGCGACGGGTGTATCCTGAGCTTTCTATCTTGCGGGATCGGTCTAAATGGCTAGCTGGTGATTTTAAACTGCCTGCCGTGTTTATCGAGACGGATCTTGTTTCGGACAAGGTTCATACGCCGCGAGCTGATCGGATCATTGAAGATGTGGGGCTGGTGTTCCACTATGACAAGGAACGAGCGGACGAACAAGACGAGGGGGAGCCTATACCGCTTGATCTTGACCCGTTGTTCCTCTATCTTCGACAGCAACGGTTTAACGTAGCATCCAAGCGCTTTGGGGTTGTGCTGGTCATTGAGCCGCCACGGACTAGGAAAAAGGCCGACCAAGTAGAGGTCACTTTTAGGTACTCGTATTTGCTCAGTGTACCAAAACCACTGGTCAATGACGAAGGCAGCCCAATTCAGAAGATTAACAATTTTTATATCAGTCACAACGGGGAGGAATTTGGCGCATGACTGAGGATTTAAACAAACGGAATAAGCAGGAATGGATTGAGAGCGCAGCGGTCTTGAAGGCAGAGCCTTACGAGATTGCGGGCGCTCTTTTTGATTGCGCTGATTGCGACTTGCTTTCGCGGGCAGAAGTGGAGCAAAGACTGGATGCGTATTTGCATCCGGTCAAGGAAGCCCCTGCTTCTACGCCTGTTAAACCAGAAGTACCACAAGTGAAAAAAGCAAAGGAGGAAACGCCAAATGACAATTCAAAGGGATAGGGCCAGCGCGTACATCTCACTGCTAGTAAAGGCACGTTCGCGGGTTGTACCCACAACAGGCCGCGTTTTGATACCATATCAGGCCGAATGGGGCGCACCGAACCAGGCTGTTGATATGGCCGATGATTCGGAGCGTTTGAAGGAGTCCGGCAAGCTTGTTGATGTACTGGAGCTTGCTGCTGAAAGCGGGGCGACTGTTATCGGCTACCGGGTTACAAACGGGGAAGAAAAGGCTGCATCTGTCGCTGTTGCTGACAGCTACACTATTGAGGCACGTTATCCAGGGACACGAGGCAATGATTTCGAATACATGGTGCGTCCGGCTCTTATCGATGACACCAAGAAGGAGATCGTAGTCCGCGACACCAAGGGCGTATATGATACCGAAACGTATCTTGTAGCTGACAAAGCGGCTACTGTGGAAGCTCTTAAAAAGTCCACTATGGTCCGTTTTAAAGATACTGGAGCTACTGCCCTTGCAGACGTGGCTTACACCAAACTAGATGGCGGTACAACCGGTACGGCCATACTGGCGGCAGCCGACTGGAATCGTATCTTTAACCGGGTGTACGGCCTGACGTTCGATACTATTTACCTCTCCGCTGTTGATCCGGCTGTACAAGCTGCCGCCAAACAATGGCTGCTAGATCGTCGCGATAAGGGTCATAAGCTGGCGACGGTGGTTGTCGCTGGCCCGGCAGCTACGGACGGCGACATTGAGGCACACAACGCACGTTCACGCGCCATGAATGCCCGTTATGTAATTAACTGCTCTCTTGCCGGCGATCACACCAACGGTAAGACCTACACATCCGTCGAATGGGCTGCATGGGTGGCTGGGCTGGTTGCGGGTACACCTGCCAATAAGTCATTTACGGGTGTTGAAGTGCCTATGACATTGGCAAAAGTGGACTGGAGTCACACTGAGGCACTAAAAGGACTGGCAGAGGGAACGCTGATGGCTACACGAGATGGTTACAAATACATTATCGAATCTGCTATTAACACTCTGACCACAATCGGACCAAATGAGCGTGAGGACTTTGGGAAGATTCGCGTATCCGCTACGATTGACCAAGTAATGAACGATATCTACGAAGCGGGTAAGCGCTGGAAGGCCAAGCTTGATAATGACAAGGAAGGCCGGAGCATGTTTATTGCTGCTGTGTTGGAATATCTCAAAATCCGTGCTCAGCAGAAGGCTATTGCAGACAAATTCAGTTTTGCAGAAAACCCCGCTAAGACTAGCGAGAATGATTATGCATATTTCAAGCTCGGGGCCAAGCCACTGGATGCTATTGAAATTTTCTATACTGACTGGGAGGTGGAATAATAGATGGAACGCGAACTTATTGGACGAAATCTCTCGCTCCAAGATGACAACGGCGAGGACATTCATACTGTCAAGGAAGTTGAGGTCAAGCTGACTACGGAAACATTAGATATTGTCAGAGCACGCCGTATGACGAAAACAAAGCAACTGACGGGTTACGAAATCCCGGTCAAAATCGTCATGTCCAAATTAGAATCACGGCTGCGCTACCGACTGCTGGAGGATTTTAAAGCGGGTAAGACCATGTTTTTGGCACGCATTACAGGCGGTCTTGAAGACCGAATCACTGGCAACACGGAGAAAGTGTTGATTACTGGTGTCCACATCCACGGAGAAATGGACATCCTGATTGCCAAAATCGACGATAACAACGGGATCGATATTACTTTGGAGGGCACGGCGACAGACTTTGATTTTGTCGAAAAGTTCCCGGATTATATGTGGGAGTAAGAGGGCGGTTCATTCGCTCACTTTTTTATTTCTAAAAAACATAACCAATTGGAGGAACTAAACATGAGTAATCAAGACAAATTGAAGAAATACCTAGCTAAAGCCAATGAAGTACGTAAGGACGACGTTATTACGGTGCAAGCCGATGGCGAGGACTGGTCTGTACAACGCCTGAAAACATTAGACGTACGTCGGTCATATGATCTTGCTTTTGATGAGGATGGTAATTATAAGTCACCTTATTTTAACGAAATCGACGTGATGATCGTCAAGGCGACAGAGCATGAGTTTGACTGGAATAACAAAGACCTTCTGAAAGCTTATGGAGCGACCAGCAAATTTGAATTGCCACCACGCATTTTAGACAACACGGACGATTATGCTGCACTCAGCAAGGCTGTGCGTAATTTCAAAGAGACTCAGGAATCGCTTTTGGCTGACGCAAAAAACTCATCCGGCGAGACGGAGAAGCGAGCTGGATAGCTCATTTTTGGGTTAACCAAAAAAAATTGCCCGCCGAAGTCTTGCCGTATGAAGTAGACGAACAGCGCCAGTATTATTTTTGCCTGGCAGCATCAATGATTGCTGAGGAAGAAATGGCGCGTTTGAATCGGAAATAGTCACGTCAGAACAGGAAGGGGGTGGGAACAATAGCAACTACATCAGTTACGGTACCGTTTGAGGCCAGAGATATGATAACCGGCGCTGTCCGGAATATGCGGCGTATGCTTCAGGGCGCACATGACGACCTGATGAATTTTCGCCGGGCGTCGGGCAGCATGTTCGATGATTTTGTATCCGGTAGCCGCCGGGCGAGGGAGTCTGCGGACGATCTAGGCAGACGGATTAATGGTGCGTCTGATGAAGTACGGCGTATGAATCAAATCCAGCTTGATGATATTTTTCGTCGTGCGCGTGCTGGAGCCGATGATCTTCGGCGTTCCGCTGATCGTGCGGATGCAGATATCCGCAGCATTCGTGATGCTAATGTGAAATTACGCGCTGAGGATTCGATCAGTCCAGTCGTTGACCAGGTATCCGACAAGATTTCAGCTTTAGCAGCGTTAGCGGGCGGGATTGTGCTTGGTAGCGGTGTGAGTGACTCTATGTTTGGGGGCGTATCCGATTACAGCCGTGAGGCGGCACGAAGTGCGGCTTACATGCCGGAAAACATTCGTCAGCAGAGCCTTAGCACGGTAGATGATTTAGTTAAAAAGGCCATTATTCCAGATCGTATAGAAGGAACCCGACAACTTGCTGACGCAGCTCCTTTAGTTCAAGACAAATCCAAGATGAGCGACTTCATAAGTGCATCTGCTAAAATCCAGTACATTCGCCCGGATGCGGGTCCAGAGGAAGTTCAACGAGCGTTATCTCAAGCGTCGAATAGCTTTAAAGAATCGTACAGTCAAGTGGCCGATAGTATGATGTATGCCTATAAGGAGGTAGGCGACAAACAACAGGATTTATTTGATACGTTTTGGGAATACAGTCCATACTTCTCTAGCAGCGGCACGGACTCAGAGCAAATGAGTAATTTTCTAACGCAGACGGTGAAGGGTGGGGCCTTCAACTTCGACAAGCCTGCGGACTTTTTCAAAGAAACGTTCGGTGTTAAAGCTCTGAATACAGGGGATATGGCGACTTATTTTGCCTCTCGTGGAGCGGGTAAAGACGAAGCACAGCGCCAAGCAGAAGCGTTCACCGCTGATATTAATTCAGGGAACAAACAGCAGGCACAAGGGGCCATCATGGCTCTAGTAGCAGATCTAAGAAGTCAAACAAGAGACAAGTTAAAAGAGTCCCTTGTTACTTTGGGCTCTGGAGCAGCAGAAGATAATGCTGATTCTATCTTGAAAACGTTCGGTGTGCCGTATGAAAAAGCACCAAACATGAAGGGCACTACTAATAATTTGCTTCGTAAGCAGCAAGCTGCTGACCCAATGACGGAAATGAAGCAAACTCGTGCTGAAATGAGCTTGCAAATGCAAGAGATTGGAACCAATATTGCTCAGGCAGCCCTCCCAGTGATGAAAGAATTTAACGCCTTGCTAGTGCAGAATAAGGACAACATTCAGGCGCTCGGTACGGGGATAACCAGTGCGATAACCGGAGCGACTAGCTTTTATAAAGATCATTTTAAAGCCATAAATACTGCCTTAATGGGGTTGGCTGCTGTACTGGTAGCTAAAAAATTATGGGTCTTTGCACAAGGAGTAAAGAAGTTCAACGATGATCTTTCAACTGCTGCTAAATGGGTAGGAGAGAAGGGAAAAGCAGGGGCAAATGCGACAGGCAGGGGAGTCAAAGCCGGGTGGAATTGGATTCGACGAAAACCTCCTGAACCTCCAACTCCACCACCTGAAGAAACTCCAGCCCAACGAGCTGCCCGGATACGGGAACGAATGGGTGGGCGCGGTGTCAGACGACAGTTGTCTGGGAACCGTAACCCTGCCGATGATCGTCTTGGCGGTTTGCGCTCTGTTACATCTATGACCGTTAATGCGACTAAAGTTTATATTAATGGCTCTGTATCCGGTGGTGGAGACGGTGGAGCTGGTGATGGCGGCGGTGATGGTGGCGACCGAGACAGAGATCGCAATCGTAGACGAAACCGTCGTGGAGGACGTAGGGGAGCAGGAGGCGGTAGACGTCGCATACGTATTAATGGCCCTCGTCCCACTCCACCGAATCCACCAAACCCGAACCCGAGCCCAAGGGGATCGCGTGACAATCCTTATCGTATTCGTCGTCCTGCTCCACCAAATCCACCGCCACCACCGAGTCCTCCTTCTGGCGGTGGCCGCTTGAGAGGCTTCCTAAAAGGAGCAAGTAAAGCTGCAAAAGTTGGGGGCGTTGTTGGAACAGTGGCGAGCGTAGCGGCCGGCGCATATGACCTCTACCAAGCCTCTAAGGAAAAAGGGGTACGCGAGGCTGTATCTACTCAGGGCGGTGCTATGGTTGGCGGTGTAGCTGGCGGTGCTATTGGCGGGGCTTTTGGGTCTGTTCTTGGGCCGCTCGGTACGATGGCAGGTGCATACATCGGGAATATCGTGGGGGAGAAGATCGGTAAATTTGCTGACGAAAGCGGACTGACTCGTAAAGTTGTGGACGGTGCAGTAGGTATTTTCAATTCTGCTAAGGATACCTGGAGCGGTGTTAAAAACTGGTTTACTGGAGACAAGAAGGAAGAGAAGCCCGGCCCGCCGCCAGAAGCTAAGATTACAATTAACGGGCTTACTGTGCAAAAGCAGCAGCATCTCAAGCAAATTGGAGACGAGGTGCGCAAGAGTATAGTCGATAAAGGTCTTAAAGAGGGACTGAAAACTGTTGCTGAACAGCCAGAAGTCAAGCAACGCCTTAATGCGCTTAAAAATACATTCGGTGCTGTTTGGAAGATGGGTGACAGTAGCAAGGCTCAGAAAGATGTCAAGGCCGTAGGAACCGCTACAAAGAGCAGCGCTGATGAAGTAGCCAAGGGCGCAGCCAAGACCAAACAAGCTTATCAAGAGGTCGGAAATGCAGCCAAGACGGCTGCTGAAAAAGTGAAGCAATATCTGCTCTCTCTTAAAAGTGTGTCGGGCCAAGGCAATAGCTGGGGTAGCGATCTTATTTCCCGTTTTGTTGCCGGGATGCGTAGCCAGTTTCCGACACTTTCCTCTGTAGTCAGTGGCGTTGCTGTAGTCTTACAGAAAATGAGGGATGCGAAAGACGGTAATTCTGGGGGAGGCGGTACTACACCGAAACCCAAGCCACGTCCATATGCTCAAGGTGGTTATATTACCCGTCCGCATGTTGGATTAGTTGGTGAAGCTGGACCGGAGATGATTATTCCGTTATCGGCCAGCCGACGAGATCGTGGCCGCGAGCTTTGGGAACGTGCTGGAATAATCATGGGTGTTCGTCCTTATGCCAACGGTGGACAAGTCGGCCGACTAAGCTTGATCGGTACGGCCAGCATGATCCCAATGGCTCAGACGCTTGCTCAGCCTACTCCTGCCGCGCCGAAGTCTGTTTCAATAGGTAACATCAATATTGATTTCGGAGAGATGGCAAAGGGCATTAGTAATTTTGCCGAGTTTGCACAGATGCTTACCAGCCCTCAAGGTCGTGCGTTGATCCGTAAAGTGTTTGGTGAAGAAATGATGAAAGTATTGGAGACTGGAGGGTAAGCCATGTTGGCACTATCGCAAGGCAAAATCCGCCTTACTTTTCCCATCACCCCGGCAGAGATTCAAATAATCGGAGGCAATGAAGTTGAAACCTTCACTGTCATAACTGGTCAGGAACGCACAGGGAAACCCGTCTCGAAGGTGAAACGGGTTTCTTTTTCTGCTATCCTTCCACGCTATTGGGAAGAAATTTGGGAGACGGATAGCAAACAGACGGTCACGTATAAAACACCGGAAGTAACGTGGAAGCTGCTGGAGCAATGGAAAGGTAAGCCGGTTGTACTTAACTTTGAGAATCTGTTTAGCCAAACGATGCTCCTGGAGGGGATGGATCAGACGTACAAGGACGGACAGGGAAATCTTCACGGTAACTATTCATTTGTAGAGTATAAGCCTGTTAAAATCGTCTCTTACTCCAACTCTAAGCAGGTTCTCAAGCCAGGTACGGTTATTACCAAATCGTCCAAAAGCCGCCCTAATACTACGGGCAAAAAGGACAAAAAAAATGATAAGAAAAAAGATGATAAAAAAAAGAAGGCAAAGGATAAAAGCAAAAAGGCCAAGGAGGACCCGAACGCCAGGGGAGCTTTTGACTATACAAGTTCCAAAAAGCGAATATCGGACAAGGTTTCCAAGGCGAAAGGGAAGTGATGCATTATGGACGGCTTTGCGGTTGTATATGGGAAGGAAAACGCCCGGCAGATACTAACGGATGGCATCGAGGAAGTGTCCTGGTCTTCCGGGCGGGATGAGATTGCCCGCAGTGCTACGGTGCGACTTCGTAACGCGACCAACATCAAGGTAGCCGGTATGCTGATGTGCTTTTCGCAAAAGGTCGGTGGTGCTTTATATCATCACAAGAACCAATTTTTTCACGGACCGATAATCAAATATGAACAAGACGAATTCACAAACGCCTGGGAAATTGAAGCGCGGGAGATCGGCTGGTACTTGTCCAAAAACAAGGGGACCCGACCATACTTAAAGGGTGAAGCTGGAACGGAGCTGCAAAGATACATCAAGAGCACAGGCATTGACTTCCGTTGTCCTGCTCTCGGCTTTAATTTGGACGAGCGTTATGGAACGATGGCCCATTCGGAAATTATCCTCGACGTATTGCAAAAGGCATATGAGCGTAGCGGCTACCGTTATTATGTAGACCTTGTAAGGACGGAAAAGAGCTTTTATCTGCAGGTGATGCGCGAAGGGACCAATACCAAGGTCCCTATTTTTGTTCCCGAGCAGATGACTTCCAGCACAGCAGGATACAGCATCGAGGAAACCTATACAGTCGTCACCGCCCAAAAGTGGAAGGATGACAAGATTGCTTCAGCCGTTACTAAAACAGCGGCAGGTGCAGTTAAGTCTATGGGGCGAATGGAAGAGATCATCGAGGTTGGTGAGGATGAAAAGCCGGAGACCATCGCCGCGCAGCGGCTGAAAGTTCTGTCTACCGCCAAGCAGATCAAGAAGATAACCGTCCGACATGAAGACCATACTCTGTCTGGTTTGCGTTCTGGCTGGTTGGTGCTCACTAAAACGGATCATACCTCAAAGTGGATTGTCGTCACTGCGGACAGCAGCTACAAAAACGGTACATACACCGTAAGTTTGGAACTGGAAAGGAGGGAATAGCCCTTGTTGAATGATGCACTCAGGAAGCTGCGAGAAAAGACCAAAGACCACATCGATGCGCGAGACACTGAGAGGGCGACACTGCTGAGTTGGCCCGGTAGCCCGTCAATAGAGGTTGACGGTGACCCTGAACCGTATCCAGCGACCAAGCTGGTGTTTGCTGAGTATTTGTTGAATCGGGAAGTTAAAGCCGATTTCATAGCTGCTGAGTATCTGGAGGGCAATGAACCCAAAGGCAGCGTTACAGGCGTATTGGCTAACGGTGTGGTATACGAGACAGGAGAGCCTTACAAGCAGGCCCCACGCAGCTCGTTACGTGGCAAGCTGGTTATTCCTAGCCCTTTGCAGGTCGGAGATCGGCTGATTGTCTCCAGGCTGAGTGGACAGCGGTACTACGTCCACGGGAAGGATGTGGGCGCTGGTGGCTGACGATGAAACGTTATTTCCGGATATAGACTTTTCCGCATTGGACGAGGTGGAGTTGACCGAAACCGTAGCATCTGAAACCAAATGGACGTACGTGATCGACTATCGCACGCGGCAGATGGCAACCACCGACGATGGCCGTCCCAAAAAGACAGCTACGTATGGTGAATACTTGGTGCAGACAGCGCTCAAAATCCTCAATACAGAGCGTTTCCAGTATGTTGTATATGATGAGGAAATAGGTGTGGAACGGTCTGAGTGGGCCAATTGGGAGGACGTTGAAATTAAACGCGACATCGAGGAAGCTTTGGCAGCTCATACGGAAATCACTCAAGCCGAGGTGCTGTCTATGGAGCGGGACGGCCAGAACATGTATTTGCGAATTAAATTAACTGGCTTGGCCGGAGAAACAGAGCTGGAGGAGGCGATTGAGCTGTGAATGTTAAATTAACGGATTTGCCGGCACTGCCACCGATGGCAATTTTGGAGGAAACCCCAGAGGAAGTTTACCGCCGATGGGTCAACCGGGCGATTACATTGGCACAAGAACGCGGTCTACCTCCACCCCCGACGGATCCGGGAGAGTTATTTTATGATCTGTGGTATCCCATCGCTATGGAATACGCTGAACAGCAGGAACTGTTAACATATGCCTTTCTCCAAGCCTTCCCCATTTGGGCGGATAGTGAGTTTCTGGACGGTTACGGATGGACTGACGGAATGCCCCGAAAAGCGGGGGAGGACGACGACACGTACCGATTGCGAATACTTGATCGTGCGTTTACTGAGGAAGGCAGCGGACGTCGTAAGGACTATGAGACATGGGCGAAGGAACTGGAGGGTGTCGGTGGTGCTGTGGCTGTTGAGAAGGCTCGTAGTGATGTATCCATAGATTTGTATCTGACTGATCTACAGGGTAAACCAGTCACAGAGGAATTTGCTGCTAAGGTTAAGGCGGATATGTGGGAAACCAAGCGGATTGGCGGCCACGATCTTGAAGTGTATCCTGCTCCGGTATTCACTTTGAAAGTAGAGGCAAAGCTAAATACTGTTCTTCCGCTTTCGGAGCTGGTGGAACCCGTCAGGAAGCGAATTGCCGACTACGCCAGTGGCAAGATAAAGCTGGTATTTAATTATGTTGGTGCCGCATTGCTGGTCAAAGGTGTTGAGGATTATGAAAATCTTACGCTTAATGGAGTGACTAAAGACGTTGAGGTTCCAGTAACGTCCGTATTACAAATTGAGGTGAACCTGACATGATACCTCTGCGCTATCGGGAAATGCTGCCGCCGCACATGTATGAGATCGACATGGCTGAGCGGCATTTTGGCGTTATGGAACTGGTGGTGGATGAGCGTGAAAAGTCAATTGACGATCTGGGCAATCAGTTTATCTTACAACGGGCTACCTGGGCGCTACCGATATGGGAGTGGATATATTTCCGACAGGAGCAGATTGGGACGCTGGAGCAGCGCCGTGACGCGATACGTCGTAAGCGGTGGGCAAAGCGGCCATTTACGCTGTCCACGTTGCGGCTTATCGGCAGGAAGTACGGTAATCTGTTGGACGTACAAGAGGACTTTCTAAAAAAGACTATTCTATTTGTCTATGCTGTTGATACACCACTTGATGTAAAAAGCCTGATGGAAGACTTTGAATACATTCGGCCTGTCCACATCAATAAGGCTTTGCCCTCATTTAACATTGCATTTCATCATACGTTCCAGATCCGTTCCCGTATCCGATTACGTTCCAGAGTGCGATTTTTCGGCGGGCAGCCTTGGTATCTGGATGGTGTGGAGCTATTAGATGGAATTGCTTCTTTGTCCGGATGGACCGGGGAGCGTCAGCGATACCGGAATAGGTTGGAGTTGAAGGTCCGGCATCCAATAGAAAATCGACAGGAAGGCACTGTAAAGGTCCGGCAGAATTATTGGAGGCTTAATGGTAGGGTTATGCTCGATGGAAGCCGATTACTCAGCTCTAGCGAAAAAATAGAAACTGTATAGGAGGTAACAATGGCTGAACAAGTATTAACGGTAACAACTGCCTACGCCAGAGAGCAGATGACCCGAGCGCGGGCAGAGGGTGGCACATTAACGAAGGTGGTCAAAATGGCATTCGGTAGCGGTGGAGTGGACACAGAAGGCAAGCCGCTGCCGCTGGATGGTACTGAGCAGGCTTTAAAAGCAGAACTGCTCCAAAAAGATATCACCAGTTACGAATTTATAGCCCCTGCAACTATTCGCTATGTCTGCTCGCTTGCAGAAAACGAGCTGGCCGGGAAAACGATCAATGAGCTTGCTTTAGTAGATTCAGCGGGCAAATTGACAGCCATACGCACCATGACCAATAAAATCAAGGATGCGGATATGGAGTTTATTTTTGAGATCGACGACATCTATTGATAAGGAGGAAATGGACAAATGGCAATTAAAGAGCCGAGAAAGTTTGTCACTACAGACCAGGGACATGCAGATGTGCTCAACATCCCGATCACAACGCTGTACGAGAATGACCAGGCGTTGGCCGCCCAATTGGAGAGCATCAAAACCGATCCGGCAGGGAACGACATTGCATCCAGGAAAGCTCTGGATAATCACGCTGCTGACACTGACCTTCACGTTACTTCAGCTAAGCAAGCCGCGTGGAACTCAGCGGAAGCCAACTCAAAACAGTATGTGAAGGATTATGCAGCTCCCAAGGCACATACACACCTTGCATCGGATTTGCCTTCCGCATCAACACAGGCGCGGGGCATTGTGCAACTTAATACTTCTACTAGCAGCACTGCTACCGATCAGGCAGCTACACCAAGCGCCGTCAAGGCGGCATATGATCGAGCTGACCAGGCTTTTACGCAAGCCGTTGATCTGAAAAATAAAATCGTAGGCGCGATTAACGGCAAGTTTGGAGGCGCCAGTCCCGAAATGAGCAGCGACCAGATAGCGGCAGTAATTACGAACCTACCCGTAAAACGGTTTGCGTCAGGAACGTTCAATGGTCAGAGTGCTCAAGCTGTTCTCTTATCCTCAGGTGCGGAACTCACTTTGTCCTTATCTGGTCTGTCTTTTACACCAAGTAATTTATTTGTTCGCATCGACTTAACTGATACATCTGGGAATGTTTTTTTAGGCGGTATGATCAATCAGAACACGGCAAATGGCGGAAAGGGAGTAAATGAAAGAGGTAATAACAATTCCGTTTCACCCGGACAATTATTGCAACAATCTGGTGGGTTTTCAATCACCGTCAGAAGTGGAGTTTTGAGAACTGGCGGCGGCTCTAGCTTTGCAGTATTACGAGCCTATGAATGGTGGGCATTCGAATAATGGAGAGGATGATTAAACATGAAGATTGGGCCTAAAGTGTACTGGAGAAAAACAAGCGGTGAGGTCATTTTCATTACCCCTCAGGTGGATTCGCCTTCAGCTCGCGAGACAACCAAAGAGGATGATATGGGTTTTTATCCGCAGTTAAGGGGATACGACCCAGAACAGGTGGATGTGCTCAAACTGGAGTTTGATAAATACACAGAAGACTTTCAAAAGGCGATCAACTACAGAATGAACCCGGACACTAAGACAATGGAATTCACATACCAGTCAAATAGTGGTAGTGGCTCGCAGCCTGCCAAACCTCTTACGGATCAGGTAACAGAACTCAAGACGCGCCAGGACAGCACAGAGGCCGCTTTGCTCGCTCTTATGGATACCACTATTATATCTTAACAAGGAGGTGAGGCCGATGTATGCATTCCTGCTTAACATGTGGGTTATGGGCAAAGTTGATGAGGAACGTCTTAACCGATACACACCTAAGTATATTCAAGAAGCAGAGCGAGACGAGATTTTAGCAACAACACAAAATGTTTAACTAGCGTATCCAATCGGATGCGCTATTTTTATGCCTCGGTGAGTGGTTGGGGGCTTTATTTTTTCTTAGGGGGAGCAAGTAATGAGCCAAATAAAAATGTTTGGCAGCACCGTATGGGCCGCAATGGTCGGCGCATCAGGAAAGGAAGCAGCGGCAGGGGGCTGGTCTGCGCTTGTCGGACTGATGATTACGTTTCTTGGTGGGTGGGATAAACCGCTGCAAGTGCTGCTTATAGCAATGTTGTTGGATTATGTTTCAGGCGTAATCGCTGCTTGGAAAAATAAAAAGATGGATAGCGACGTGATGTTTTGGGGCGGTATTCGCAAGATTACTGTGCTGATGGTGGTTGGGCTGTCCGCACAACTGGACGATTGGTTACAACCGGGTACACCCCTTTTCCGGACAGCAGCCATTTACTTTTACGCTGGCCGCGAAGGATTATCGCTGGCCGAAAACTTGGGAGCAATAGGCATCCCGCTACCGTTCAAATTAAAAAGCTTCCTGAAGCAGCTTAACGAGAAAGGAGATGGACAGGATGGCACAACTGACGCTGGAACAGATACAAAAAAAGTCTCTTAATCGGCTTGTCGGGCTGAATCCAGTTTTTAAGATTGTAATGGAAAAATTAATTGAGCGCTGCTATACCCGTGGTGTTTGGATTGTGATAACCCAAGGTTTACGAACATATGCAGAACAGGACGCACTCTATGCTCAGGGACGGAATGGAGATAAGCGTCCCAAAGTAACCAAAGCGCGGGGCGGATATAGCAACCATAACTTTGGATTCGCAGCCGATTTCGCGCTGCTGTTACGTGACGGTCGGACTGTGAGCTGGGATACGCTGCGTGATGATGATAAGGACTCGCTGCCTGATTGGTCTGAAGTCGTCGAAGAAGCGAAGAAACTTGGGCTTGAGTGGGGAGGAGACTGGCGTACATTCAAGGACATGCCTCACCTGCAGATGGTCTTTGGAATCACGACGGCTCAATTTCGGGCGGGCAAGCGCCCAACTCAGGCGCAGCTTAATGCTGCGCTGGCCAAAATTAATAAAACGGAGGATGAGGAAATGACAACAGAAGAAAAAGCAGCGTTTAATGCGCTACAAAAACGTGTGATTGCACTGGAAGCAGCAAATAAACTTACAAAGGTTCCAGCGTGGGCAGAGCAAGCCTGTATTAATGCTAAAGCTGCAGGAATGCTGGACACGGCAAATGACGGTAGCTACGACTTTTACCGTATGATCACATTGCTTGACCGAACTGGAGTATTCAAGAAGGGGGAAGGCGTTGCATAATGACAGACTGGAAACGTAAATTGTCCAGCCGAAAGTTCTGGGCATTACTTGGCGCATTGATCACAAGCTTGCTTACTGCTTTTGGCGCAAACAATGATACGGTTATTCAAGTGACCGGCGTTATAGGTGCTTTTGGCGCAGTAATTGCTTACATCCTGGCAGAGGCTTATGTAGATGGTAAATCGGCTGAAGCCACAGGCACGTGCAATCAAGAATAATCATAAACGTTTAAAAGTTGCCAGCGGTTCGCTGGCAATTATTCATTTTGAAGATTTTAATACCTTGTGCTAGTATTAGGCTAATAAAATATCAATTTTTTTATCAACATTAATTATTTTATTTCGTTTACTGGAGGATGGATAATGAAAACCAAGGATATAGATATCCGTAAATCCCTTCATTGTATACTCCAAAAAGAGCATGAGCTTGAACCGGATACACTGATACTTGATGAGTTAGTTGTATGTCAAGGCGATGCACGAATTGACGTTGCTGTTGTAAATGGGGAAATGAATGGCTATGAGATAAAAAGTGAGAGTGATACATTAAGTAGACTCCCATCACAATCTGAGTACTACAATAAGGTTTTTGATAAAGTTACTATATTGACAGCTTCAAAGTTTGTTGAGGGGATTTTAGATATAATTCCTGAATGGTGGGGAATAACACAAGCCGAAAAAGAAGAGGACGGAATGGTTCATTTTTTTGTGTTAAGGGAGGCGCAGAAGAATTTAAACATTGATGCGCTCTCTTTAGCACAGCTCCTTTGGCGGGATGAAGCTATTTCGATACTAAAAGAAAGAGGCTTACAGAAAGGATTACTGAGCAAGCCTCGGCAAGTATTATGGAGAGCATTGGCTGAAAACTTACCATTGCAAGAACTTCAAGATGAAGTGAGAGGGAAACTTAAGGCAAGGTCACGGTGGCGAGTTCATTAACAACGTATGTTATATGATGATTGGTTCCTGTTTTGCGCCAATTGGTTGCATTACCAGGACCATCAGTGTTGTTTGCTACATTCTGTATATATTGGTCTCCAGCGCTGAAGTTGGGACCTGAATATTCCGGATGGGTTACAACCTGTGAGGCCAATTGATAATATTGATTTCCACCATATCTTTTAATCATTCGTCCTTTGAAAATTATAAACTTATCGTCACCAGTATATCTTATATTTGCACTCATATTAATGAATCTTGGATCGGCTTCAAAAGGAGCTGGGTTTGAAATTGCATAGTCTCCAAATGAAGGAACTCTCTCAATTGATCCTGAATAAATGAGCCTTTTCCAAATCAACCATTCTGCTCTATCAATTTGTCCGATTGAATTTGAATCTATTGATGAAAGGTCACTTGGAAATGAAGTACCGCAAAGTATGAGTCTACGCCACTGATTTAAAAAAGGAATACTACTAAGAATACCTGTTAGAAATAACATAGTCCTTACTCGTTCATCTGGCTTTACATATTCATAATCTAAAACTAAGTCTACTTCAGAAGGATTTACTGACAGTTGAGTTAGTAAAGAACCGATATTATTCTGTAAATCTCCGAAGTCTTCCTCTTTTAATCGAAAACAAATTCCATTTTGATCTTGTTGATGGGCCGATCTTACTTCGGCTTGGTATGCGACATCACGATTAGTACTTGTTACTGGAATTGCATTTAATCCGCGTGTTCTGGTTTCTTGAAGAACGAAGCTAAGAGGATGTTGACCGTTTGCTAAGCGATCAGTAGAGTCAACGTAGTATAAATCAATGAAGAAGGGGGAATCTGATCCCCAAGAGCGTGACAAGGTTTCTCCAACTTTTTGGAGGTGCTCATCGATTGTTTTTTTCGGAGTGTCATTTTCAAAATCCCAATCGATTGGAGGAACTTCTAACATAGGAGAGGTAGCTTCTTTTATAGAAATGGGTAACTCCTCCAACGCTTTTTGTTCACCTTGCTTCCATTTTAAGACGGGAACATAGTAGTGCTTTTCTAACATTTTTTTGCCTCCGTAAGTTTCTTCATCGGCTGAAGTAATTGCTGAGGTCTTCTGAGTAGAACTATTATACTATAAAAAAATATAGATGTGGGTATTAAGTTGTGTATTATGTTATTTTTTATCTCTAAATACCTATTTTTTGTGAAAAGAATTTAGGTGTTTGAAACATATTAAAAGATGATAACATGAGAGTTATGTTCACTTAAATGTCATGAATTTGAACAATACATACGAGTATTTACAGAGTCACTCTAACCCTTTATGCTTATAACAACACATACGGAAGCATCGTTGTGTAATCCGAAAGCATCGGTAGCACCCTGCTGGCTAAAGCCAGTGGGGTGTTTTTGTTTATATAAGTGCTCTTATGACAAACGTAGCTTTTCTACATGATTCGCAAAAAAGATATTGACAACGGTTAATTACTGGACAAAAATAGTAAATGATTATAAAATACTGGGATTTCTGTATGAAGGGTGGCTATGATATGAAGCATACACCTACGATTCGAGCAGAATTAGATAGATACTTACAACAAAAGGGTTTGAGCATAGCGCAATTTGGACAACTTGCAGGCATGAATAGGGGAATAGTAAGTGCTATTGTGACAGGGAATAAGTCAATGTCTGTTAACCAGCTTGACCTAATCACTGAGGCTATGGGTTTACCAGAAGGGGATTTTTACGATCTGTTTATAGAAAACTACATCATCGACCATCCCCCGAATATGAGGCGAATCGAGCCATTTTTGTTTCGCTGTGCGGAGTTGGACAAGTTGGATGCGATCCGTCGAGTGGTGGGAGCCATCATGGACAATCTACTATATTCACCCAAGCTATTTGAAATTTCAGAAGAATTGTTGGCGCAGGGACGACATGAGGCTGCGCTACTGCTCTATGAGGGTGTGGCTGAAGCGGAGAAATATCAACATTCTGAGCGTTTGGCAGTCTGTCAATATCGTATATTCATGATTCAAGTTGGAGACGATCAAAGTCGGAATCTCAAGGCGGCAACGCTATTTGAACCCTTCGTGGAACGTCTGGATGAAATAGAACAGCTTGACGCGCTGAAGGATTTGGCTAATGTGTACAGGTCTTTGCGTAAATGGGAGAAGGTAGAGGAAGTAGCAAAAATAATGAGGACTAAAGCGGAAATTCAATATAATTTGAAACATGAACACAAGAGTCGAGAATGTAATGAATCTACTAAGAAGCTGACTCGTCCTTTGTTTGTATACATTTCCTATGCTGACCTGCTGTGTGCAGGTGTCTGTGAAGCCAAAGGCGATTATCAGCAAGCTCTACAATATACATACGCCTATGCGGATTTAGAGTGGGTTAGAGAGATGGACGAGGATACACTATATTGGATTAATTTATTCAAAGGTTGGGCGCAAGCTAACGCTGTCGCAAATAAGCTTTTATCTGGAGATATAAACGCCTTATATGATTATGTTGAATACATTGGTGTACCATCAGATACATCTGAACAAGATAAAGTTGCCCAACTGTTGAACATTATGATGACGGCAAACCGATACCAGATAGACGTAAGTGATGTACTTCAGCGTTTTGAAACGGATATTAATTCACTTTTGCAATTTCCGCAATCTAATGACATATATACGAAACAAGTTATACCAGAACAGTATGCACGTTTGAGTTATGAATTAGCTTATTATCATTTATATCGAGGTACATACGACGATGGCTTCAAATACTTGATGTATTCAATGGTAAGTTATCATACACTAAATAATGAGACTTATTTTATAAAATGTATGGTGTTGTTTGAGCGTTATCGAGCTTATGCAGTATCCGAAACCAAGGGAGCATATTTAGAATTTATTGAAAGGGTGTGGATAGCTGATGTTAAGAAAAATGGCGCTATTGATCGTCGCAGCTAGTTTTTTGTTTATCGTGACTATACCTGTTCAGACTCATAGCCACCATCAGAATATCGTACTTTTCGATCAACAAGGAGGGGCTTAAACGTAAGCAAATAAAATCCCCGCTAACCTTAATTGGTTGGCGAGGAATTTTTTACTTGCAGGATTTACCACACTATTCATCGAATGAATGTATTGAGGTGATCAGCATGAACCATACATATAAAGTGTTGAAGTCAGATATTGAATTACTTACAGCAGCATTAAGTCAGGTAAGAGTATATGTTGTACAGCCGTTGGGAGAGAATTTGATAGATATTGTGGATTATGGCGGTACAGTGGAGAAGATTACACCTGAGTCGATTAAAATTGATGGATCATATTTCTTACGAAGTCAATTTGAATTTAGAACTGATGTGAAAATTTCCGATGGATAATAATTGTATTTGTTTATGAAAATTCAGAGTTAAGTAAAAGCAATAACGAACAAGGATTTTGTAAATGTTGTTTCCTTATTGCTTTTACTCATATTTTTACATTCTTATCAGTTTCAAAAATCCAAAGGTGAGGACTCTGTGACTTTTTTTCTTTTTACTATATTGTAAGCAAAGTTATGGGGAACAATGTTAAATGGCAATTTGCTTTCTTTAAAATCTTTTTCGTAATTTTCAATAATTTCATGATAGGTTAGTACACTAAAGTCTTTAGATTTACTGTTCTCAATTTGTATATAGAGCGTTTGAAATTCACTAAGATATTTCTCGAATTTTATATGCATTTCATTGAAAATTTGCTTCTTCTCGCTTTGGAAGTCTAAGAATATGGAAGCTGCTGAGATTACAACTAGAATATATCCTATAATGTTTTGTAAAGTAGACCCCAGCTTATAAAGAGGGGTAATCTGAAATATGCTTATAAAAAATATAAAAATGCTAATTAATCGAGGAGCGCTTAAAATTAAAGCGTTAATTTTGCATTTTTCCAATTGTATCGCGACTTGTATGGATAATTTATAGAGTCTTGATAATGTTTGTTTCTTATTCATCTGCAAGTTCCTCTGAGTGACTAGATGATTGGTCAATCATATTTTTATTAATATGTTTTAACTCATCCAATACAATATTAAAATCTCCAAATATTGATTCATTGGTGAATATATGATTCTCTATTTTTTTTAGAAATTCATAGTATTGAACATAATATTTTTTATTATCGGTGTCTCTACTATAAAAGAGTTGTAAGGATTCTAATGATAATTCTACATCTTTGTCTCGAAGTGGTTCTTCTAATACTTTCAGGAAATACGGAAGTAGTTCTTTATCAGCATTATTCCAATTGACTTTAAAATATTTCAATTCATCTTGTATTTCTTCTATATTTTCTACAAATAAGGGTTTAATAGTCATGTTAGAATCTATAATTTCTAATGCTTTAGATTTTCCATAATAGCTGTCACGTATCCTTAAAATATTCCATCCACGATTCAAAAATATCTGAAGTAACTGATAGTTATTTTTTTGGCTTCTCATTTCCATGATAGTTTGACATATTAGTATTATCGGTATTATATTGCCCAAAAAACGTTCAGTTAAAATGACTATTTGGGCCAACCCAGAGAATTGCACATTTGATGGGAACTGAAAATAAACTGATGCACTATAAAAAAATACATCTGATAATATTAGATATTTGTTCTCTGAATACTGGTTTGAGTTTTCGAAAAATACATGTTTGAGTTTTAGAGGGTTGAGATTATCCCCCCCAATTTCTTGAAGATCACCAATGAAAATAAATAAATAGATAAACGAGAAAAGCAGACAAGTTATCAAAGAAATAATAAAATATCGAAATATAATTTTGTTCAAAATTTTGCGATTTTTAAACATAAATAATCTAGTAGATACATAGATCACCAGTAAAAAGATAAATAAAAATGGTAGGGTAATGTTTAGAATTTGATTGTCTGACATTCATCTAGCCGTCCTTATGCTAATTTTTTTATTTCTATAGTTATTATATAATTTGACTGAATGGGTCTATTTTCCTGCATCTATAGTCATTAATTTTATGATTTTGAAAATTGTTTTCTGCAAAATATGACAGAACAAAAGTTCATTCAGCAGCCTTAAGGACTATATGCTGTATGATCGTATCCTCACGTTTGAAGTAAGTGAATACTCTAAATAAATATAAAAGCTCTGCTAACCTAATGGGTCGGCAGAGCTTTTTAGTTGAAAAATTGTTTACAGACGGACATTCAAGGTGCTATGAATCCACTTTTTTAAATGTTCGATGAAAATAAAGTTTTGATAACTACAATAAAAGAAACAGCGACAGTCTAAGACGGGGAAATATGCCCTAGACCTGTCGCTGTTGCATTGAATAACGTTTCCCGTTAGTTCAATTATTTCCGTGCTGCTTCTCTTGCCATTAATATCTTCTTATCGTCTGAAAAATTTATTTT